GCCCGATATAAACATCCTTGTCCTCGTCAACCTTAAAGATGTCGGTGCCGTCTGCTTGCTCGACTAAGAGGCAATCCGCATTCCCCGCCATGGAATCCGGCACAACTATGCGCACGGCCGGACCGTTCGTGCCCGTGGTAATCACATCAAGCATCTTGTCATCGGTCCCGTCAATAATTACTCGCTTGCTGAACGTGTTAGTGGCGGTCCAGGTGTTTGTCCCTGCCAGTTTGGCATATCCTGTAAGAGAAGTAGTGTCCTCTTCTCTCAGTTCACCTAGCAGTGCATCAAACTTCCCTGCGGCCTGAGCCACGTTGAAGCTGAGAAGCAAAGCAAGTATCACTGTCACAACCTTTTTCATCATACACTCCTTTGTGGTGTTGTCCCTTCAGTTACTCATTGATTGCGGAATACGTGGCAGTCGCTCTGTTCGCCCATGTATCCGTAGCCTTTTCATAGGTCCAGATGTCACCTGACTTCTTTATCCTCATGATAAGGTTTGACCCTGATCCGCTGTTCCATCTCTTGTAGTATGTATCGCTACCTGCCTCCTCCAACTGATAGCACTGTGCATACTTCATCATCATCCCGGCGTCCTTGGTGCTAGGAAGGTTGTTGAATGTGAGCTTCTTCATGTCATCTGTGCTGTTCACATCCAAAGCCAACACCATTCCATACACTGCGCCGACAGTGATAATCACCCCAAGAACTAACCCACCGAACCAACTTGTGAACTTCTGCATTTCTCTTCTCCTTTTCCTATGTTGCGTTTACTACATTGTAGCAGATAATGGGTATCTGAAACACAGCGGTGAGATTGAGGCTACTTGCCCCATCAAATGCCTGTAGTTCCAAGATACAATCTTCACTCTTGTTTGACCCTAATGCAGTACCGAAGGCACTACCAGTCGCATCTATCTCTATACTTATCTCTCCCTGTGTTTCATCAGCTTGACCATTACTGCTCCCAGCCCAATCACCGGCTTGATTAATCCCGGCATTAGCGGTACTCGCCATCAGCAACGCAGATGACTGTACATTGTACGCATCATCTATCGCTGCCGCAAAAACGTCTGTATTGCTCAATCTGGTGAAGCTTGTAAGGCTGTCATCTGTGACAAGGTAGATGTTTATCAGCATCTTCTCCTTGTATATGACATAAGGCCACGACGTTTTTTTCAACCTGACCCCAGATGAATCATAATGGGTGAGCAGGTTGACATCCCAATAAACTGTAGTCACCCGCTTGGACATCAGTCCTTCTCCTCCCTGTAATCCTCTGGTACGAACTGTTCCAGATAGCCACGTATATCTTCAGCTACCCTTGCCAGTTCCATTCCAATCTGCTTCTGCCTTTTCTGCAGGGTCATACGTTCCTCAATCAGATCGTTTCTCTTCCCTATCAGTTTGGATATGTCTTCATCCTTGCAGTGCTCCCGTTCCGCCTGAGCGAAGGCCCCTTCCTTCGCACGTTGGAACTGTTGCTCCTCTTCCCTTATTTCCCTGATCTTCGCCTCTGTACTTTTTCTCATCTGTGGCATTTCTTTCCTCCTTACGTTTCTAAGGGACCAATGTATAGGTCCCACTCACATCCACTTGGGCGAACACCAGCTTCACAAACTGATACTCTCAACAAAACGATCAGAACCGCTAATACTTTTATGATGCGCATAATATACCTCCTCTTAAGTAAAGGGTGTGCGCTCCCCCATTAACATCCAGAATTGTAAGTGCGGGGTCTGTCTGTGTTGCTCCTTGTACGTCATTGTGATAGTAATCACCTCCTGAATGCACATTGATCCCCACACCGTCGGTTACGTCCACCCCATAAGATGCAGTTGCCAGACGCACCGTTTCCGTAGAACTCTGAAAGTTGCCAGCTTCAACTTGATTCGCAAGTCGTACTCCGTAATCACCATCCCATGCAAACAACCCACTACCTTGACCACATATGTAGACTTGGAAAGGGCTTTCATAGAAATATCCAGCCGAGGATTCGCCACTAGATAACAGTTCAACAACATAGGTTCCGTCGTCAAAATAGCAAGTATCTTGTGCGTTGATACCTCCCTTGACTTGTAGTGCTCCCGTATCGTTCGCGGTTGCGGCTGTTGTATCCGCTACCTTCGCAACCGTCCCGGCAAGAAATGTCCAATCATCTCCGTCAAACTGCCTCGCGTCCCAGTCCAGAGTCCATGCATACCCGGCAGGAAATAACTGCTCAGCATCCAGATCGATCACCTTGTCAGCCCCACCACTGTTCCCAATCTCCGGACCATATGCTTCGTCATAGTTCCCATCAAGCTTCCACCAATTCCCCATAAGGTCCGGATCAATCAATTCCAACTTGAACGTGCTATCACCCTGATGGGTGACGACTGGTATGTATCCTTCATTCCAAGACACCTCGGGATCACCAACCGTGTCCAACAATTCACTCCACTCCTGATACGGCCACGTTCCCCCATTGTTGAAGTACTCCGCAATCCAATCTCCGAAGTCAGACTGGTCGGCATACAATAGGTCATCATTGATATCATTGTGGTAAGGGATTAGAGCATCGGTAGGCATAGACCCCCCGCTTGCTGCTACGTCCCAATCGTAAATCTGTTCGGTGCGGTCCTCTCCATAGTTAAGGGAATTGCCATCCAGTATGGCCATATAGTTCCCGATGACCCCGGTGTGGTAGTTCCTAACATTGGTGATCACTCCACCAGATGCAGTCACCACGCCAAGAGGGAAATACTCGAAGTAGTCATCATCCACAGGGATCGAAGCGGCTGTGGTGATTTCCAATGTGTCTGGATCCAAAGCATTGGCTTCATTGCTGGATGAACTGGCCGCTTTGCTCAACTTGGCAAGTATTAGTTTTGTGGATGTTATCCCAGTGAGTGTATAGTAATCATCAGGATCACCACTTGTTCCACTATCAGTGGTCAACGGCACCCAATGATCATGTCCATTAGCCCACCGGATCCAATAACCTGCATGGACTTTGATAGACGTGGTGCCATCATACTCAAATTCAAACATGTCCCAATAAGACACATCTTCAAAATCCCTGTGTCTTGATCCACGGGGGTACTTACCGCGACGCATATGCTCCACTTCTAAGGTGGCTCTTCCTATGCGTCTGGCAGACTGCTTATCAAATGTCCATTTTTCTAGGGGCATAACTCTACTCCGACACAGGTAGATCCAACATAGCCCAACTCAGAGCGTACAGTGGTTGGAATTGTTGCCATTGTGGTCCCGCTGGATCATCGTCAGCCAGTATCAAACCAGCACCGTCCAGAAGTACAGGTTCACTAACTGGACGGTCCTTCCCACTTACGACAGTACCAATATCACTTTCCAAAACACGTCTGTGATCATTGTCACCTATCTTCTGATAGAAACCCCTATCCAACAGATACCCAAGATGGGTTTCATCTGCAACTTCTATTTCATAGGTGACTTCGTAGTAGGGATTACCTTCATAATCCCATCTCTTGTCCCCGGCTACCTTCACCATTTTACCTTCGTGTATCCCTATTGATACACCACCGATTGTTATGGCGACTGAATTGAGTGTGTTCTTGTACTTCTTGACCGTTTGCTCTGAGGAGAATTCATCCATAGTTTCATTGCGAGCTATGTTGATGATCATATGAGATACGTCGTGCATAGGCTGTGGATCAAATGGATCCCCCGCACTGTTCCTCACAGCCTTGGATGGTTCACCGGCATTATCTCCTGCTTGGTAAGCACGATCTAATTCTCGGCTGTACAGCCTATGTCCAAACGATACCCTCGGAGGAAGTTCCGTTGGTAAGACTTGTTCTTCCCCTGTTCCTGGAGATGAAACATCGCGTGTGCGATACGTTACCAAAACATCCCACATCGACCGTTTTTCAGGATTCTGTACAGGTCTCACACTACGCACTGTTACAGAATCATCACTAGGGTGTTCCTTGCCCGGTTTGGGGATTGTTACACCGGTCACTTCAGTACCCAGGATACTGAATATGGTGTACTGATCATCAGTTATGTCATCAGTGAAGACATGGAACTTGCGAATGTACTCCCGCCCCTCTATGGTTTCTGTACCTGATTTCTGGGGGAGTTCAGTTATAGACGACACAGACATATTACCCTCCTAGACTATACACCCTGACATTCTCGCCGCTAACAATACCCAACACCTGTTCCAACTTGGTTATCTCCTCCTTGAGCAGGCGGACTTGGTCTTTGGTGTTTTGGTCTATGTTGGAAAGAGCTTTGTTTTCGCGCGTGCGACGCGACTCTGCTGCGGCAGTTGATCCCGACGCTCCGAACATGACCGCTGCGGCAAACTGTTTGTTGGTTCTTTCGCGACTGTGCTTCGCCATATTCGCTATACTCCGTTCAAGAACTTCCAACTCATCACGGCGGAATGCCAATGCTACTCTGGCCCTCTGTTGTGCCGTCAGACGTGTTTCTGCACGACGTTGTCTGTTCTCTTCGGTCAACTTTTCCTGTAGTCTGGTGGCTCCCAGGTATTTTTTCCAACCTTCCTTTTTCCACCTTTCTCTGTTCAGACGGCGAGCTCTGCGGGTAGCAGGATCAAAATTTATCCCTGGATCATCATGTGTGTAATGCCCAATCATATCCAGGAAACCCGTCCATATATCTGTGGAAACACGTTGTACGGCTGGAATCTGACGTATGGCCATTCCTGCTGCATAACCGGCCCCGGCACTACCTGCTATCAATGCAGTCACAGGATGCTTTGCCGGAAAGGCCATGATAGCTTTGTATGTCGCCTTCAAAGCTGGAATGGTCGTACCAAACAACACTTTCCCTATTGTTCCCAGAGCACCAACACCCGGACCTATTGCTGCTATCCACAGACCCCACTGTATGCGTGTCTTCTTCTGAGCATCAGTGTACTTACTCCAAGTCCTAGTAGCCTTTGATACCCGTTGCATCAGACCCTGCAATTTGGGTTGGAGCCTATTACCTATGTCTATTCCCACATTAACAACTTGGTTGCGGACCATTTTGACTTGGTTGCCGAATGCTGTCATCTGCTTGTCAGCAACTTCTTTTGTCGTACCTCCCGCAATTTTCAATATCCTATAGAATTCCCGTATCTCTTTACTGAATCCTATGATAGTCAGCAAGTTGTCGAGAGACCTCTGCTGGAATCCCATGGTCTGAAGTGAAGCACGTCTCTGAGCAACACTGAGTCCATCCATAGCACGTTCAAGATCATACACAATATCCGCCATTTTCCGCATTGCACCATCAGCGTCAAAAACACGGACGCCCATGATCTGGAACATATCTTTGTTCTTAAGAGAAACCCTCTGCAAGTCACGCAGAACAATGGACAAAGCACGGCCGGCTTCTTGCCCCTTTCTACCCTGCATAGCGAATGCCGCGAGTACAGCCACACCCTCTTCTAGTTCAATGTTGGACAGTCGCATAGATGCTGCGGCCCGGTTAGCCAGAGCTTCTGCGAACTGTTCTGTGGTCGCCTGTGCGAGTGTGTTGGCTTTTACCAGTACATCAGAAACACGTGTCATATTGCGCATGTTCTGCTCAGAATCTGCGACCTTCAAACCAAGGGCAGCTTGGGAATCAGCCAATAGCTCTGTGGCGCGAGCTTGATCCATGACACCGGCCATGGCGAACCGTGCGGAAGTCGGCAGAGCACGCATAGACTGAGCAGCATCCATACCAGCAGAAGCTAGATAGAAGTAACCTTGAGCCAGTTCTCTTGCTGAGTACTTGATTTCTCCCGACAAAGATAGGGCAGTATCTCTCATTTCTTTGCGCATCTGATCACTAACCTGACCCATGATAGCTAGTGACTCAGTCATGGCAATATCAAAATTGCTGAAAGCACGGACTGATGCCCCCATCGCCGCCGCAATAGGCATAGACACATTGTAGGTCATAGCCCTGCCCACAGACTCAAACTTGGCGCTTACTGCCTCAGCTTTTTGGCTCAGGCGAGTTAAAGTAGCTCCAGCACCTCTGAACTTGTTCTGGAAGTCAGCTACCTTACCGTTCAGGGATATTGCTATCCCGCCTATGTTCTGTACTGGCATCCTATTTCTCTTTCAATTGACTGGCGAGATATTGGTTGTGTGCACTCGCCCATGCGAGGAACTTGTTTTTCAGTTCCTTCACAGGTCTACGTCGCTGTTTCTCCTTGGGTTCTTCTCCCCACTTTGGCAGAAACTTGTCCAGAGGGATTTCCTTTTCTTTCTCCCCCCGGAACATATTTGCTAATACACACAGTACCCGCGCAAAGCCGTAATCTATCCTCTCTTCCATGCTCGGGAACATACTGTCGTATAGCATCCACTCTTCAAACTCCTTACTCGACATCCTCTTCTGAAGTTCCGTTACTGTACATCCGCCGATGGCTCTTGCGATCCGGAACCAGAATTGCCGCTCTGGGCGGCTTTTGAGTTTTTTTCCGCTAAGTCCTGTGCTTCGCGGGTCAACCCACTTAGTTCACAAGCTACATCGTAGATCCTACTTATGGCCGCGCCTGACTTGGCAGACAATATGTTCACATCTGAAGGTGTGGTGAACAGTCGAACACCAAGCTCGTCAACTAGACACAGAGATACGACCTCAGCTCGTATGCCTTCCATATCCAATGTCTGATTTGGGGCTTCGCCTTTTGTGTGGTTGGCGAGTATGTTGTCATACATATCCCTTTCAGTACCAGACATACCACGCACGCGAACCTTCTTGTTATTCCATTCAGGAATGGTTATTTCTTTTGTCTCTATGTCTTCGATCTGCTCAATCTCTTCTTTGGTTAAGAACTCGTTCACTTTTGTATCCTCTACTTTCTTATTTTTGGACATGGTTAGTCCTTTCCTACTTTCCACTTGTTGTTAAGCCTGAGCTACTGCGCCTGTGACTTTACACGTAGACGTTCCGGTCGCCCGTTCCTCCAGAGGAATAGATGACTCAAACCCTGTCATGAACGCATTGAAAGTCCATGTGCTGGACCCACTGTCTGAGAATGTTACCACAACCTCAGACGCCGCACTCGTAATCGGGATGGTAGTTCCCGGGAAGAGTGCTATTTCAACAGTCAGCTCACCCCAATCTACAAGGTCACCGGGCACGAACGTGTGTGCCGTGGTCGTACCCATATGACTTGTTTGGATTGAGACTCTGCTCGCACCCGGAGGTGACAGATCCAGGATTTCCGCGTGGAAACCTGATTCCCATGTCATAGTCGTCCCTGTACCTACGAAGGCCATTATTCTTCCTCCTTGTCCTTCTTCTTCTCCACCCTACCCCAATCCAACTCTCCATTTTTTATTGTAACCTTGGGATAGGATCTTTTTTCCACCACTACCCACTGCATATTCTGAAGTGGTCTTTCCTTTTTCTCCTCTTTACTTAGAGGCACTTTCTCTTCCAATGTCATACTACGTTCAAAAAACCTTATCCTTATCCGCACCCCCTTCTCTTCATCAAAGCCGAACAGTTGCGGATTAATACGGAAGTTGGGATCAGGTCGCCATCCATTGGCTACAGCCCATTCGGTGACCCGAACCTGCTTGACCTGTGTCTTGGTTAATCCCGGCATTTTCTCTTCTGCACTCATCACTCATCCTTCCTAGTAACTACTACTATCTACCCTGAATGCCTGCCAATTACTAGACCAGACTGGTCTATCCTTGTCATCCCTGCCAATGGGAAACACATCCCCAACCATCTGGATGTCACTGTAGCGAACAGTCCCTACACTGAATGCACCCCTCTTATTCAATGCATCCACAATTTCATCCATCTTGGCTCTGGCAGTCTTGTAAGTCAATCCACGTACCCGAATTCCGATGTTGTCAAACCTCATAGGCTTCACAGCCTTGTTGAAGCAATACCCCGGCTTCGGTCCTGGAGTGTCATACAAAGTGATGATGGTATCTGGTGAAGATGGTTCGGCAGCTATGAAGATACGCCATCCAGTGCCGTCTCCAAAAGTACCAATAGCTTGTGCTACCAGATAGTCTTTTACATCTTCAGTAACAGTGTTCACTTTACTTTCCCCTTCCTACCAGCACGTAAAACTGATTGTGGTGTCGGTATTCTTGGGATGGTTGTCTTTCCAGGCATACCCGGAAGTCCCATCCTACCAGACACACCTGTCTTCACTCCAGCCGTTCGTAATACTCTGGCGAATGAAACGCTCCCCTTCCCACCTTTCAATCTCTTTGCCTTCTTACGACCAGCACGTCTTATCGCCTTCACATTGGATTGCTTTACAACAGCAAGTATCTTGTCGAAGTTGCATATGACAGCTCGTCTTAGAAACTGTGCTTCCCCCACCCTATGAGATACATGCAGATTCTCATGAACCCACAGAGCATAATACGCACTGAAACCCACCATCACTGTGGGGCTCCAGAAGTCATCGGACAACCCCGTTAGTTGCTTCAACTCACTGGACATTGACGTGTGACCTTCCCTAAGCAGAGCAACCTTATCTTCTCCCACAGATATCCTACGTCTCCAGCTTGGTCCTTCCGTGCTGGACTTCTTTTTGGGGCTAGCTCCCTTTGCTCGCGAAGACTTCCACGCGGGCATTGGAACGGCCTTCTTGCCTTTCCATACGGTCATACCACTGGCCTTGAGATTACCAAGGTCCACCGGCGTTCTGGACTGAGCATCCTTTTGAATAAGCAGTCCAGCTTCAATGAGACCTACTTTGGTCACAAAGGGGACATCATTGATGTAAGCGTTTAATTTCTCCATGATGTCATCAAGCCCCTTCACCGTCAAACCCTTCCTAGGACCTTTTACGTCTAGAGCCATGCTTGCCTCAAATGCTGCGTCGCAGAAAGTGTAGGTAGCTTACCGAACTGCTTTATCTTGAACGCTCCAGAGATAATCTGGGGGTCCGTGTGATTACTGTCTAGGTCGGTTTCGATACCCAGATACAAGTACCCGCCAATGTCCACATCAGATATCACATACACAATAGACATTGACAATACTTCATCACCCTGCGGGTCTATGAACAGTTCCTGTTTGTCTTCCCATCTAACTCTGAGTTCAACAGCCGCGTCGAATGTGTACTTCCCGTATCCATCCATCACCGGGTTTCCCCAATAGACCGCAGTCTGCTTCAACATAGATTTGATGATCCGCATCATATTTATGTCTCCGGGTTCAACGTGGTGAATGTTGCTCTCATCTGTTTGCCCTTCTTACCGGCCTCGTTCATCCTGGCTAGATCACCGCCTGTGTCTATAATCATAGCCATCTGACCCCATCGTGTGTTGTCCAAACGAAGATCAAGCTTGTGTCCCATAGTCTGTGCCACAGAACCAGCTTCTTCCCTGTCCGCATATGGATTGCGTCCCATTGCACAGAAGTGAGCAGCTAACCATCTCTCCACTTCCTTCTTGTCATCGCTGGTCATGCTACTATCTGTGACAATCTTGGTCACCACACGATTAGCCGCATTGATATGGATAGTCACATCCCCATCAGTGAACGAACTATCTAGGTCAATGATTTGCTCCACTTCGGCTACTGTTACTCTGTTAGGCATCTTTGATTGTACTCCAAAAAGCGGGTTCTATGAAATCCCGTACCTTCTTTTCACGCCAACGAAGTCGTAGGTACTTTGTGATCACCCTGTAAATCTCACTGAAGTCTCCCTCTACGAACTTCGTAGGCCATACTTCCGCTATACTAAGTCCAGCGGTCTTCATCTCTAGAAAACGTCTTTCATGTTGGTCAATCCATGATTGCCAACCCTCTTCATCTTTGTAGGCACGCATGAAGCTTGTTTTCAGGCAGGAGTTGATGATCCCCTTGTGATCTCTGCGTACGATTATCCACTTGGCATTAGGAAACGCTCTATGCCAGATGGGCCAAAACAGACACATCTTGGCTCCCTTGTAGAACCAAGGACCATCTTTGTACCCCTGAAACTTTATTACAGTCTCAACCTGAGACCTCAAACGCGGATATGGTACAAGGTTCTTCACATCTGGTAAGGGATCCTGTCCGAGCTTGTCCACACCAAGAACATCCGAAAGATAGGGTTTCACAATTTGATTACGTATCTCAGCGTTCTCGAACATCCCTTTGCGATTGTGGGGAGTCGGGCCGCTCATCCTACCTCCGAAGGCACCACAGATGTGGACTATTCCAGCCGTCATGGATGTACCACTACGGGCACAACCTGTGATTAGAATTGGTGATTTCACCTTCCTTCTCCTATTCTGTGTACTACTACACCTTCTCTATCTGGTATGTACCTGTGAGGGTCTATGACAACAGAACCTTTGGGGAACGGATAGTCTTTGTACAATTCATGTTTGCACCCTATCACCACAATCGCAGGACTGTTCAGCCACAAGGGGGTTTTATCTTCCACAACATGATCGAATACGAACGGCTTCATACCCCTATCTTCCAACTGATGTTTGAGCAGAAGGGCAGGGGATCCTACTGTGAGATTGGTTTCGGGCTTGAATGCATACCCCAGAATTGCAACCGGGAGATCAGGATACTTCTCTTTGAACCTTACTACCAGCTTCACAAGGTACTTACTCTGATCCTGTCTGCACTTCATCATATCTTCAAACAGATCATGGGACAGTCCCAGTCGTTTCGCCAACCAACTCATTGCGATGTTGTCACGCGGGTGACAACCCCCACCATCCCCCATCCCACCTCGCAGGTATGCCGGGGATATGAGACGGGTTGAAGCATCCGACAGTGCATTTATCACAGCATCACAATCAGCCTTGTCCATCTTCTGGTTATCACATATCTCCATCACTGTGTTTGCAAACGCTATCTTACTGCTGATGTAGGTGTTATACGCCACCTTGGTCAGCTCTGCGGACATGATAGACATGAACCACATCTTCGCATCAACCATGGTATTATAGAACTGCCCCACCTTACGAGCAGGAGCTTCCTTTTCTACACCAACCAAGACAAACTCAGGATTAAGGAAGTCCCTCATGGTTGTTCCCATAGCTATGAAGAACGGATTGTACACTATGTCTATATACCGCCAAGCTTCTTTCAGATTGTCAACAGTCCCCGGCAGACAGGTGGATATGATCACAACAGTGCGTTTGATACCTTTGTCACGGCAGACCCTATCAATAGTACCAACAGCACTCTGAAGATACTTGTAACTGAAGTCCTTACGTTCATCAGGTAGAGGGGTAACTCCTTCATACTTAGGATCGTGCGGGGTTTGTACAGCCACGAAGATAAGATCTTCCCCGTGCTCTACCACTTCTTCCAAGGAACCAAACTTCAAAGTGGATGAAGCGAGCCAACTGTTGAAGTCTCCTTTACCCCCTGGACCTGCTTCTTGGTATGGCTGACGTTTCGTGGTCATGCGTGACGAATCCAGGTCATACCCCATCACATCATGCCCCTTCATATCTACACACGTCGCACACGGCAGTCCCAACTTACCCAATCCTACGAATCCTATCTTCATCCTTCTTCTCCTTTGGTTAGGTTTCGCCACACAGCATAATCTCTGAAGTGAGGCCACGAATCAGAAAGTTTCCTGACGTAAAAATCTAGTTCCCATCCATATTGTTTGAATACCTGATCATAGTCATCCATACCCCGTTGGAAATCATCCCCATGATTTCGTAGTCTTGGACACATAGATTCAAACACTATTACCTTGTTGGCTTCGTGACACCTTTCTATTACAGAAGGTAAGTCCTCATCCCTCACATGAAGTAGCACTGTATAGAACAAGTACATATCTGCGATAGGGTAATCATCATCATAACCTATACAGCGGAAATTGTGCTCCGGGCAATTCTTCCTTGCCTGTTCTATAGCTCGCTCGTTGATGTCCACCCCAATATACATCTTCGGGTTCAGTACGTTCGCCACCCTACCGTTGCCACACCCTATCTCAGCAACAAATCCAGGAGTGCACAAATCCAAGATCATATCTTCACAATCAGAATCCGGCCACACACACTTCCCGGGATACAACAGGTTGAGACTTTTTGGCCCGGTCCACTTTTGAATTACTTCTTCACGTGTGGTCATAACCGAAATCCTCTATCATCTGGTTAATGTATGGACACTCCGCAATCTGCCTGTTCAAATAGACTTGGTCACCGGGGGTCAATCCCTTCCTCGCGGTTGACAGCGGTCTGTGTAACGGTTTCTGCTGCTCACCGGGGTGATATTGTTCAACCTTCACATAATCAGCCATAGGCCATATGATAGGCACTCCAAACCCCTTCAACTTATCTTCAACTGCTTGGAGACTGTTGATCATGTATTCGTATTTCACCACCAAACAATCACCATCATTCTTATGGTGTATGACTGACTTGTGGGTTGCTACTAATCCTGCTGATTCAACCCCGCCCATATCATACCGAATGAGATACTTCCCATTAACTTTTTCATGGCGTGAAGTCAATACAAATCTGGGATCACGCACCATCAACAGGAAGATTAATTGTTTGTTGAACCCATTCTTGTTCTTTCTACGTATGTTACCAATACGAAATATGTCCAGGGGTCTCTTAGTAACCCGACTACGTTCGTCAATACCCACTGCATCCAAAGCAGATATTTCATCTCCCATGGTAGATACGAAGTTGGGGCCTAGACTAACTTGGAGCATATGTTGGATTAGACTAGTTCCTGCTCTAGGATACCCACAAATCGTTATGTGCATAGGTCGCATGGTTGTTTCATTCCTCTTTGCGTATGGAACCATTCCAATTCCATTCATACATCTCATTCCGCAAATGATTCTCACCCTCTACATTAAGAGCATTCATAGGCTCAGGATACTTTGCATATGTAGACTGGTCTTCAAACATGTAACCTTCGTGACTACTCACAATGGTCCAGAGTGCTCCTACTTTCGGCCCAGGATAGATAGTGTATTGACCATGCTCAACATCCCAGCCGCCTCTCCGCAGGTGTTCAACAAGAAGAGGCATGTTATACATATTGATGTGACCTTTTGCAAACCCTTCTGGAGTACACTTGGGAACGGCCAGACACAACACATCAGCCACCTTGCGAATATCAGACAAGAACAGTGTAGGGTTTGGTATGTGCTCCAACACATGATAACACCACGCTAGATCATAATGCTCCCCCTCCAACCCACGAATACCTAGACTGGAATAATGTATACCCTGCTCAACTATCCTATCCAACTTGTAGTGTCCTTCGGGAAGGATGTCCACAGCAGTGACGATGGCTCCACGGTGTTTCAGTTCAACAGAAGCCCAACCATCTCCGCATCCGATGTCAGCGACGGTCTTGTCCTTGACCTCCACCATACCCATCAAAATCAGACCATGTTTCTGCCAATTCGCCATCATCCCCAAAACTCCTTCATCCAGTCGTATTCATCACATACAGCCATAGGTCTGGGTCTACCGTGGAAACAAACTATCCTTGTTCCTTTTGGCAGACCACCCTTCCCGCGAACATGGTTCTTGTAAGAAACCACACCATCAATCATATCCTGTACCAGATCAGGTTCACAGTAGTACTCACGCACGTTATCCGCTATGAACACTTGATCCCATGCTTTCTCATCCACCAATATCTGGCGTTCCTGTTTGACCATCTGATAGTAAAGTTTACTGAAGTCTCCTTCCCATACCATGATCCCGCTCGCACGGCGTTCAGGTTTGCGGAAGCCGTGGAGCATGGCAAACCGACATGGATGCGACACGAGACCATCGGTGTTACCCACCAACACAGTATCCAGATCCAAGTAGATTACACGTTCGTACTCTTCAAATACATCTGGCCTGAACAACTCAATCTTGCTCCACCATCCCGGCCAGTTGTGACGAAGTTTGACAACCTTGCATGGAACGTCAATGTGTTTGTCCGAAAGACACACAACATCATGGTCCCCGGTGAATGAACATTCACATCCATGGACAAGCCGCCTCACGTACTCCTCATTGTAGTCAGGGCCATCTTTCAACACACAAGCCACAGCAAACTTCTTTGGAACAGACGTGGTAGATTTTATACCACGATCGGTTATCTGTTCCATATGCTTTGCCTGAGTGTTCAAAGCCTTGTTGTGATAATCCTGCCTCCCCATCCATAGATGCATGGCAAACGGAAGCTCCCGTCCGAATACACTTCGTAGCGTCTGTGCGTCAAAATCAGTCTTCAGTATCTTCAGATACTGTTTAACTGCATTCCCTTTCGGCTGGAAGCGTATCTTGTAGAAATCATCTATTTCACCAATTATGACCTCAGGGTATTCTATAGTTAGACGCGTTGTGAATAACGGCCCAAAACTAGTCCTCTGTATTTTACCTTCCGAATGTTCTTCAACTATACGGTCAACAGCATCCCACAGAGGGGAACCATCTGTTTTGGGCATCATACCCATTACACCATTGGCAATTCTCTTTGGTCCTTCCTCCCACTGCTTGGAAAAGAAAGCACCTTCCATACGCCCATATTTAGACAGCAAATAAGACATCGGACGCAATGGTACGAAATCACAATCAAAGTAGAATCCCCCATACCGCCGCAGGACGGACAAACGTAGTATGTCAGAACGGGTACACAGGTCCGGTGCATCAGGGCCACTAGAGGCCCGTTGTGACACCTGTATTCGGTCATAAAGGGATTCATAACGCCTACTAAGGGCATTTTGCCCCCAGATTCGTATTTCCCATTCTGGGTTAATCTTTTGCCATCTACTAAGATTGGCTCTGAGCCATGGTTGCATAGGCTCACCGATCCACACGAAATGGAGTACTTTCGGTATCATTTCTTTCCTCTTTCAGTGTGTGCCACTAGAAACCCGTTCCCCTTCTCGTACTTCGCCCAATTATCCTTTACCCCCGGCATCCTGTACTTTGCAACAGAAACCGTAAATCCGCTCTTTGTCAATGCTTGTGTCCACCATGCGAGGGGTTCCCGAATTTCGTGGGTTATGTCCAACTCGTATGATGGTATGTTGTAACGCTCATCTACCCCAAGTGGGACCGCCACAAACAGATGTCTCGTGGATCCTGCCAACTCCGCCAAAATCCCTTTGAGTGCTTTTGACTCCAGATGCTCCAATACATCCTTTGCTATCACCCAATCCCAATGATTCATATGGGACATTATCACACTCTCGGTGCATTCCAGATAAGGCTGTACATCCACAGGAGCGCTTTCTATGGCATAGCGACTGATGTCTATCCCGTAGGCATTATAGCCCAGAAGACGCAATGCTTTGACCAAGAAACCCTTGGCACATCCAAAGTCCAGTATCCTGTCAGTTCTGTGAATATGAAGTGACTCCACTAGCCGCGCCGCGAGGGGTATGGTCAACTCAGGGATCCACCTGTAGCAGGAATAGAGACTGGACCCGGTTGCTACTCCCCGCTCGTAGTAATCCTCATTGTATTTATTGGGGTTCATACAAACTCCTCATGGACGACAGGCTTTTCATATTCGGCTAACATATCCACAGTACCCCTGTCTTTCCAACGACCCAACATTTCCACTGTATCCGTAAAAACGCATCCTGCACAATCATTCCTAGGATCAAACCGTGGTAACTTGTGCCCATCCAAGAAAGCTCCTATTTCCTTTGGAGAACAGAGTTGGAACTTAGACATGAACTTCTCAGCATGACTATTCAATACAACACTGTCACAAGGGAAAACACTCCCCGGCTTGCCTGTTCTCCAATACCTCTCTTCACTGAGGTATGGTCTGAAATAAGACTGGTGACACGTCCTGCAATCAGGAGCCCTATGGTTTTTATGTTGATGGAAGAAAAGACTAGACACAGTGTCTTTAAGCAATGGAGTGATCCTTTCCAACCACTCGTGCTCCAGTGCCATATCTTCTGTATCCAACAAACAGTTGGGAAGAAGGCGGATGTACTTTGCGCCTATACAAGTCGCTGTCACTGCCACATCCACAAACTCCTTCCAGTCATACCGCCGTTCTGTTATCAGAGAACATCCCACAACGACATCCTTTGTATACTCTCTTGGCAGGTATACTTTATCCAGATATCCCATGTTCAAACTCACACGTGTCCACGACAACTGTTGCCAATTAGACTTCTGTAGATTATCACACATTGTACCGTTAGTGATCAAACCTATCTTCAACCCGCAACCAAGCAACCACTCCACAAGTTCGTTGATCCATGGGTATAGGAGGGGTTCGCCTCCACCGGTCAGGATTACTGCTTTCAAACCCCTGTCCAGGAGTTCTGAGACATAACACTGTATTGTGTTCAGGGGTATTCGTAGTTTCCGACTGTTTCGTTTCTTGACTGAGCAGTAAGAACAATTCAGATTGCATGACCCCTCCGGAGATATGTGGGTGGAAATCGCGGTCTCACCACAACCTTCTCGATAGTTCAACATCTGTTCCGGGTGACGCCAGAACTTCACACCTGTCGATGTGTACTTATGTTCTTCAGTAGATTTCATTTCAGTACGTCCGGCAGACCAGCCCCATCATACGGTGCTGCATATGGAATGTCTGCTTCGTGTCCTTTTGAGATTGCCAAGTTCTTGTTGTTCCCGTTTTCATTCCATCCAACCCACTTGTCGAAATACCAATCCTCGTTTGGTTGACTATCTCCTATCTTCTTACTGAAGGCAATGGCAAGAAGATGTTTCCAGAACATGGTCACCGGACTTACACAGAACCCAAGGTTGTGGACATGAGCATCCAACCGGTCGCGTGTGCGTATGGACCCTCCCTTACCAGTCACAGGTATCTCAGTCATACCTCTAAGGTTCCAAAAGATGGTCCCATACCGTTTTGGTCGTTCAGGTATTCTCCAGTTGAGGTCCTTCCATAATTCAATCTGTCTGCTGACACCCGTTCTCAGTTCTTCCATTTCCCTGAATGCCAACATCAACTGAGCTTCGTTCCACACTTGATCAGGTTCACAGAACATCACCATATCCGGCCTAGGATGATAAGGAAGCACACGATCGTTAAACAGATGAGTGTACTGGTTATCCGGTAGACCCCAATGGTCAAAAATCACTTCCACCTTATCAGGGTATACCTCCCTGACGGCTTCTGCCACTTCCACCACATTGTCTATCTTACGTGGGAACTTCACAGTACTACCCTTGAACACACATTCAGTCACATCTGCGAACGCTTTGTTTGTCCAGAATACAAACACCTTATCCACGTGGTCTATTATAGAACGTATGGACTGTTCCAAGAAATCAGCACCATAGAAAGCTCTATAGATAGCATAGACACGTTTTCTCAACTGCAACACATTAGGCGAATCCAGATGCAGTAAACCGCTCAAGAAGGAATCCACCCGCAATTTTTTGTGATACTTTTTAGCAAGCTTCTTGAAGAAGGCTTTCTGCGGAGCTTGATTATGTTGGGCGTTTTGGGCTAGAACATTATCCTCCATCTTCTGTTTTGCAGAATGATCACCGCCCCACTTTATATATCCCGGGTTGTGCCGCTGCTCTGGTTCCAAACCCTGACTGTAGAAACTGAAGCCTGTGACCAGCAATTCCTTGGGTCTGTATTTCTCTAGTAACAGAGCTACAGACAAGAGTCCCGTGGCACAACCAATCGCACCCACACGTCGGTTCAGATCCCACCAGTAGTCTTTGCCTATAGCATGGAATGGAGTGTTGTTTGCCCTCGGGTCATTTGTCACATCTTGTGGACAGACCAGAAGCTGGACACGATCTGCAACATCCGATTTTGCTATCATGGTCTTTTCTAACTTGGGAATACTGTACTGACCACAACAATGGAAGATGATATCTGTGCGACTGCCGTAGTCTTCCTCGCACCCAAAGGGCAATAGTTCGTTCACACGGCAAACTACATCATAACCATCTATCTCTCTACCCATCCCCTCACCCATTAAATGTGGACTAGGACCCACTATAGCAACACGCTTCCCATCTACAAGTTCAGCAAGCTGCTTGTGCTTATGGTATAGTGGGTGCACTGGTGAGGCCTCTGTGACGTCCCATACGCGCTCTGTGTCCAGTTTGAACAGTGTAGCCAGTACACTGTCCACCCAAATTCGCGAATCCTTACAGGCCATCGTAGCGAAGCTTTGGCGTTCTGGCTCCATCTGATGATATTTCACCGGGATAGACTTATCTATTTCACCTCCCCACTCTACATAGGCAGGGCTGTGATAAGGATGGTCCCCCTTCACTTTGAGTTCATCTGCGTAGAAGGTGAAACCGGCCACAAGTATCTTCTTGACCTTGTATTTCCTCAACATCTGTAAAGCGACGTATCCTGTGGTGGGACTGCTCCCCATGTCTGCCGCCAAGGAATGCCAGAATGCATCACCAACATGGTGGATGGAAGTTCCATACTTCACATAGAACCTATGGAAGTTTCCAAGCACATTCCCTTCATCATTGTGAGCAAGTTGTGCTGCGACCATGAATCCTAGTTTGTTTGCTAAGAAAGCATTGCTGTCCATGGCTGTTTCCAACTGAGCCATCACAGTGTCCGAACCACTACTGAACACAATGTCTGTACGACTACCGTAATCCTCTTCTGCTCCGAATGGTACAAATTCGTTCACACGGCATACGACATCGTATTGCTCTATTTCTTTCCCCTTGCGTTTGCCCATCAGAGTAGGTGCTGGCCCCACAAGTGCAACAGTCTTTCCATGGAGCATGTTTTTGAGTCTGGTATCATATTCATATATATCAGAGCTCTGCTTAATGATACCCATCAACTTCTTGGCGTCTTCAGCACGTTGCGCCGCCGTTTTGTTCAGTGTCTGCAGATCATGTTTGTTCTGACTCCTGCCACGATTCCTTGCTGTAGTGGAATCACGTTCAGATTTACCTGTGGAAAAGTGTCTGTGCTCTACTGTAGCATCCTTCATGAAACACAAACGTCCTATCCTCTTGCCTATATCAAAGACCCACGTGTCATGGCAGAAGAACTCAAAACACTCCGGCATGAAATAACCAAGACACTCGTACCACTCACGAGACACTATGGGGAACGCACAATGTTTCCCAGTAGTATGGATACCGTCGTTGAACCAGAAGCAAGCTATACCATCCTCATAGTCTTTAGCATTCTTGCGTAGAATGTTGTCCCATCCTTGTGTGACAGCAAACAGGTCATCATTGCCCATCATCAGGAACTCACCTTTGGCTTCCCTTGCCATCAGGTTCCACGCCTTACCCACCACATCTCCACCTTCCTGCCCCAACTTGCCCACAATCATCTTGCAGTGGATATCATTGATCAAGTTCCTGTATTCTCTCATGTCGGGATCATCATGATCAATGTACAGTATGATTTCCAAAGCATCACGGCGAGCGGCCTTTTCGTAGAAGCTTGTCACAAAGTCCCTACACATCCTTGCTCTCTGTCTGGTTGGACACAGCACAGATATTACCGGAGGTTTGGGCTTCCTCGGTCCTATGTATGTCTTCACTTTGCGCTTCTTCCTTCGCGAAGGTTTTTCCTTAAGAATGTCACACGTATCCACAAAGGGGAACACATCCAAGTCACTATCTGGACCGGCATTGAGAACATCCACCTGAGGCCACCGTTCATCAAGGTCTCTTTTCACTGCCTTAAACCCCTCATAGAATTTATCAAACACGCCGGGGTTAGGACGGTCCTTGCTGTTCTCATGCCAATTCATGCTTCCCTCGGGGGACAGTTTCATATCAAACCCCAAGAGCACTATTCGGCTCGCACCCAGATGCACAGCCAGATTGATCGCAGTGGCTCCCGTATTCAAGTTCCAGCACAGCTTGTCCGGCTGGTCCCAGATACCCTGACGCCGTGTCTGACGGCGAACCTCTTTTATACGCTTGTCAAATAAGGGGTGTTCTACACAAGCAACCTTTAAACCTTGGAAATCCATCAAACCAAGACGTTCATGTCCCGGGAAATGGTGAGTACCCTTGAACCACGAATAGTCACAGAAGAAACACACATCGACCCATGGTCCCAGCGTATAGGCATCATTGCAACCTATCACACGCCTTTTGGTGAAGGGGTCCCAGTCAAACCCCTCTAGACTGGGACCACCTCCAATTATGAATACAGTCGCATCAGGCCACAGAATGGGGATGGTCCAATACGATACAAACTGTCTCGTGTCCGCCATTAGCTTTCCATATCTTCAAGCAGTTTGATAGCGGCTTCTCTGGTGAGATAACCGTCGTGGACAGGTTCGCCCACAATATCACCTGTGACTGTGTTGCATGGGACTACCCACCATCGACCACCACCTCGATGTTTCATACGGTACTGAACAACGTTTGAGTCTTCGTCATCGTCGTCTTCTTCGTCGTCAGCCCCATCTACTTCGTCATCGTCGTTGTCTTCTTCCTCGTCCTCTTCTTCTTCCGCGTCTTCGTCTTCGTCCTCGTCGCTATCCACGCGCTCTTCCTCAGTGTCGGGGGCATCTTCTTCGACCTCATCTACTTCGGGTTCTTCCTTGGACAGTCCAAGATACCTGAGTTTATTTCCAAATATCTTATCCAGTCTCCGGAAAGACTCAAATACCATCCCGGCTGTGAATACCTCTTGTATTCGCTTCTTCTTACCGGGTACATCAACCCTTTCGTAATGCCTCCCACTGATCACACGAAATCTGTATTTGGGGATAAAAGGTTTATTGCTCTTCTTTTTCTTCTTTGCTCTCGCTCTTCTTGTGCGTGTTGCCATTTTGTTTTCTCCTTGGTTAGGAACAGGATAGGACTTGGTTAGTCCTTACCTGCTCACAGACTATTAGCTATAGTGGACAAGACCACTATTGCCTTCCTGATCTGCCCGAATCTGCGGGACACCTATGGTCATGACCTTGAAGTGGTAGATCATGTTACCTTCGGTCTGCCACTCTACGGTCTGCATCGCCAGACCTTCCACCCAACGAACCACGTCACTACTCATCTGAACGAGTACGACGTTATCGGCCGTCAGCTTGTCGGCGACCTTGATGTCGATCAACCCACGAACTTCATTGAGCCGCGACGTTATGGACTTGTCGCTATTGGCCTTGAAGTCGTCTTCGATTGCGGTCTCGAAGTTGGTCGGGATGTACAACATCCACGGGCCGTAGTGTTTCGCGTCAATAGACGCCTGCTTCATCGCCAGCACATCGTCCAGCATGGTATTGCCGGTCGCGGCTGAGTCATCCCAGTTCGCCGAGAGCGAACCGGTATTCCGATTGGGTTGATCCGTGTAACCATAGATCGTCCCACCGCCGAACGTGTAGTCGCTGGACCCTGTGAACAGGAGTTCCTCCAGCTTCTCAGACACCATCCGCGCTGCGAGCTCGGCCATCGTTGTGTCCAACGATTCACCAGTCGTACGGGATGCGGCGAGCACCCTCGCGTTGATCTGGAAATCGTAATGGACAATCGGCAGAGGCAGGTAGTTGATGCTGAACTCCACCCGGTCATTGCGGCCCCGAGTAACGGCGTCCATAGACATCTGCGCGGCTTCAATCTGGGACACGTCCTCGTATTCCAGCACAGTCTTACCAAGACCATTGGAGATACTATACGTGAGACCACGACCCATGAGGTCAGCCACACCTATCAACCTTTCCTGTGCCACCTTGAGCAGAGCGGTGTCATAATGCTTCCACTCATCCTTGCGGAGAGTGTCGTTGGTACGCAAAGCATTGACATTCATCCCACTCGCAAGCAGACGGTGAGCAGCGTCACCATACGCTTGCTTCTTGTAGATGGCATCAACGATCGCCTGGACTTCGCCGGCATTCACGTTCAGTCTCTTAGGAAGTCGAATCTTAGGCATTCTTCTTTTCCTTTCTTTGTGTTGCCGTCAGGCTTACATGATCTCGACACGAATCCGGCCACTCGGGTCGGCCGCACTCGAATCACTCATGTCTACTGCTTCCAACGCTACACCCACGATGGAATTCGGATACTCCACAGCACCCGCTGAACTGGCCGTATGCTTCCGGAGCTTACCGTTACCGGCGGACTCCAGGAAGTCGGCTATGCTGACGTCCTCACCGTCATTCAGGATAGCATACACTTCGTCTCCACGACGGAAGACATTGAACTGTATGATCGCTGATGCGGAGTAGTTGTCGGTGATCTCATTACCCTGAAGATCATCTTCAACCGCGAACATCGTCTGCGCGGGCTGTCCAGCATTGCTATGTGCCTGGACAAGACCGGCGCTTGTACGCTCGACGAGCATCCCGGGAGTGATTGCGACTGCCGTAGCAGTAGCCTCCTTACGGACACCGTCACCCATTATTGTGATCGTCTTGTAAGCCACGTTTTTCCTCCTTGTGGTTTGCTAGGGGATCACTGTTCCCTAGGCATTTTTCTTCTGATAGTTCTCTTTGATGGCATCCGAGAGACTCGGTGCCGCCGGAACTTCATCATCATCTTCATCGTCGTCCATATTCCCAATGGACCGCCCTGAGAAGTCTACGTCAACCTGTGCCAGATTGGCGAGCTTCTCGAGCTCATCAAGGTCCTTACCTTCCAGCTCCTCCTCGGTGAAATCACAAGCTGTATTCTCGACAAGCTCCTTGACCACTTCCTTCTTGATCTGCTTGTCGCGCTTTACAGCCCGTTGGATAGCACCACGGGTTTCAGGGTCTGCCTCTTCCAGCAGTTCCTTCAAGCCTTTGGGTTTGTCCTTTGCCTTCCCATTATCCTTCGGCTCTGCCTTCGGCTCTTCCTTCTTCTTGTTGTCCTTCGGCTCTGCCTTCGGCTCTTCCTTCTTCTTGTTGTCCTTCGGCTCGTCCTTAGGTTTCGTAAGCTGCTCAAACCGCTCATCGGTCGCGGCCATCAGCATCTCACGGTCTTCCTCACCCCAATCATTGTCCTTATTCTCAATCAGGGCCTTCACTGTCTTTTCACGATCCATCTGATTACCTCCTTCTGGTTCGTGAGTTTTGTTGGACACCGGCACATACTCCCGCTTCTCCTTTACTTCAGTGGGATCACCATCCAGTGTCACGTTATCGTCCTTGTCCACTTTGTAGTTCTGCCTGAACATCTTCACATCTTGGTTCTGCGACTCAACCTGATATACCGCAAAACCATCGAAGATATCCCTGATGTATACATACTCGCCTTTCGCAACATTCGGTTTGACAATCTGCCGAATCTCGTCATTAAGGCGACTGTACATATCACCATGAGATAAGATGTTCACTGAACAGCCCAACTCAGCAGCCTTCTCCATCAGCGCTTTCAGGTCCGCAACTTTCTCCTTGTTACCTGACATCCCCGTCATACTAGCTCCACACTTGGGGCATTTCTGCTCAGTGCAAGGAACACCCCTCTTATGAGAAGCCGTCGCGCCACATTCAGGACAAGAGCAAGTATCTGTTCCTCCATCCCCCTGTTTATCCCCTCCTTGCCCCTGACCTTCCCCGCGTTTGTTCACATTCAGCATACCTGCTCCATCTTCCCAACTACATGCACCTTTATCAAAGGGCAACAGGGCCAGATGGTCCGGCCTATAATTAACGAGGATGGCTTCATATTCTTCCCCATTCCACTCACCTTCCTCGGGAATCTCATCGGTGAAAAGACCTGTGGAAACCTCTATGTTCTCACCGTCACGCAGCATCTTGAGAACAGTCTCCCCACCGTCCACTTCATTCATCTTGGCTACTTCCAACCAAGTCTCGCTCAACACTCTGCCCTTCGGATCCTCCCACTCGCTGTTGAACAGATAACCTACCCTATGGAGTTCAAACTCCTCTGGGCTATTGGCAGTAACCGGATTACCAAACTCATCCTTGGGGTGTCCTTCAGGCACTATCACCACAGGACAACCATTCCAAGCATCCGGGAACTTGGCAAGCTCAGAAGCAGGATACATCAGATTATTGTGTACCCCTTCCACAATCATACTTGTGGGAACCACCAAGTATTCTTTCCCGTCGAGTGTCTCCTCCCGGATCTCACTAGCCATCAAATGTCGAAGCCGATTCACGCGAGGACCACTCTTCTTATTGAACTGTAGGCCCCCAGAATTGTTCTTCGCACGCCTCCATTGGCTGTGACATACGGCGGCACGCTGGTCCTCATCAGGAAATTCACTATTCATTACATCATTACTCATGCAACGACTTATGAACTTCTTCTGCGTCTCGCCCTTCCTTGGTCTCGGTAGTGGCATATATCACCTCTTAGCTTGCGGATTGTGTTTACAATATTCTTCCCAGCCTTCTGTGAAGTTCGCATTGGCAATGGGATCATGCATCATTGTCCGCTTCCCCATGCTTCTCCTAGCCGCTTGATTAACGTCGCCTTCATTGTGCTTCGTCATGGGTTTATTCTTTTTCGGGTCAAGGGTCATGGTTAGGTCCCTCTCTTTACTTTCTTTCTGAATTTGACTTTTTTACCGGCGGGAGGTACACCCGGAGGCCTCCTGCCTATCTTGTCCTCGTAGAAACCCCGACGCTTGAAATAACCGTCCTTGTCCACATAGCGTTTTCCAACACCCGCGATACGCTCCCTAATAGTGTATCCCTTGGGTTCCATGAAACGCACCACGAAAGGCAAGACCACACAACGGCACTGTGGATGAAGTGGGATCAGCCTCTCCGCCTGATCCAGTGTTAATATCTCTCCCTCCATCATGGCACAGTCAGGGCAGACACGGTCATCACCGGCGGTGGACCATTCGGCCTTCACTTTGACCTTCTCCAACCCCGCCATCCTGTACGTCATGATGTTGGCGATATTGTGTGCTCGTACGACTTCCGTTCGGGCCATCACCACGGCACGAGTACGCTCTATATCCACTTGCTTGGTGATCTGCCGTGCTATGTATACAGGACCTCGTCCTTCCGCCAATCCTACAGCCAACTCCCTACTTATCTTCTGGGCCATACGGTTTGTGATACCCTTGAGCTCATTGTAGGCCCGGATGTACACCATAGCCACTTTCTCCGCGGCCATAGGGGATAGGAATAGAGCGTTTATATTGTCGTCTAGAGGGGTTATTGGCCTACCTGACACAACTGGTATGTTTTGCTTCTTGAGTTCAGCCCTGCCCCGTCGTAGGCCTTTCTTGAAGGAACTGTCTATGTGGACGTTCATCCAAGGGGTTCCTGGATAAGTGCTTCCAGTCTCTACATACTGAGCTTCAAGAATACCTGAATCTATTTCCTCCTGCAACCACTTCATAAACAGATCCACCTTCTGTGGGTCTGTCTTCCAAGCGAATGCATGTTCAGGTGCTGCGGTGAGACCGTGGGGGCCGGTGCCAATGCGCAGTCCAAACGCATCGTTATCAACGATGGTCGCGCGGATATCGCGTTGAAGCTGCCGAAACCTCCTAGTCACATCAGCCGCAAACTTCTTCCTGATCGTAGTAGTGCGAGTAGGGTCGGCGGCAAGGGCACGGTTTAGGCGGATACCGTTGGAAACACCGACCCTCACTCGCTGGCTACGGGAAATTGTATGATTGCATACCATAATCAGTTCAGTATTGGAAAAATGTCTTTGATCATCTCACCGGTCACTGCATCCGTAAAGGTACGTCTTACCCAACCGGAATGTCCCCACGGTATAACAAACAGACCAGTGAGGCGGAGTTCCTGTATACGTATCAGCACCATACGCTTGTCATACTCTGTACAGTAACCAATCTTGTTCACACTTCCTCTTCTTCGTCTTCTTCTTCCTCGTCAATTTCTTTCAACTTACGACGGTCGGCGTCTTCGCGACCCAATTCGTCCATGGCCTCAGCAACCATTTCCTCAGCCTTGCTGCGCTCCACACCCACAAAGTCAACAAGGAATGACACAGGAGTGATAATCTCATCCACACCTGCTTCGATATACGCCTTGAGTGACTTGGCAAACCGTTCAGCAACTTCGCTCTTCTCCTGTAGCGTGAGCGAATTGATATCAGGCCATGTTACCGTATATGTACCCTCCACCGGCTCAGGTAGTATACCCAGATCTATAAATCTGTCGATGACAGGTCTTAGTATCATAGGCTCAGCAAAGTTGACACGGCGTTCCTCCACACGATCATCCCAACTCGCCCTGTCCTGTGTGGAAGCAAGTTCACCTCGCTCACTGCCCATAAGGATCCTCTTTGGAATACCCTTGGCACCTGCTATGAGTGAAATGATAATGTCAATCTGATCCTTGGCCGGTACGATGTTGGGTTCAAGCTGATTGGCCTTCACCCCTTGGAGACGTAGATAGCGAGATACACCGTGGATATAATCCTCAATCTCATCTTCCATGTCACTTTCGCTGGGTAACTCAACATCCCCCTCTGCTTCAAAGCTGATGCCGGGAAAAGCCCCTCGCCAATACATTTCACTGGAACCACCTGCTACCAACTCCAGATCCTGTAGCCTGTTGTAGATATCCTTGAGGATGGGTGTACCATACACATCACTTTCCATTGCATCAGGTGTGACATGGATCAAGCGACTCCAATGGACGGGGATAGTACGGCTCTCTGACGTAACAACTTGACCACTGGTAACAGAACTGATGTTGGTGTCCTGTACACTGACGGTGACCTCATACAAGTTGGGGAGACCAAACCGCTCATCTTTAACATCCTTCACCAGTTCTATAATGTTCGCATGTTCTTGGCTGTATGGTTGGAGGTACAGCAGATTGTAACCCTTCCCCTTCTTACCACGAGATTGCAATACAGGTTTCGCCAATCCTTTTTCGCCACTAAGCCCGGACACCCCTATCAACATCACACCATACTGACCTATACGGCTGAGAATATCCAACCTGTTCAGATAGTGGTAAAGCTGATGGTTGTCCACAAGGTCTTTGACGGCTTTCTCAAAGGCGCTTTGCTTACTCTCTAGGTCATCGCGAATAATGGGTTTGGACTTCCACGTTGCATCCGGGAAGCATGTGATAACCCTACGCGCTATGTCCTGTCTAGCGAAGCGGCTGTTATAGCGCGAGAACGTCAACGACGTGGGGTATCCCAGCGCCGTATAGAGATTCCTGTCCCCTTCGTAGGACAATCCCAGCTTGGATTGCAACTGTGCTCGGGATGTGACAGCCGAAGCAAGAGCTTGCATCCGGGAGAGGACACTCTTATCCAACTGCTTCAGCAGTTTCTCCGGATTAGTGCCTCCGGAATGTCTAGTCCTTATTCTTTTGATCGCTTGTGCCATCTGGCTTCTCCTCGGCCGGTATCCCTTGCCCCTCCTTACACTTGGGGCAGACCTTTATCTCCGGCACCTTGTAATATTGTATCGGATGCCGGTAGAACTCGTGTTCACAACTATCACAAATCAGTTTCATTGCGGACTAGCTATCTCCTTTTCCACCGCCTTGTCAACAGGACGGTCTCCCCCTTCGTAAGAAAGACATAGTCTGCCTTGCTCACAATTCACATATCCGTGGTCACACCCTCCCGGCCTCTCAGGGTTTCTGTGCTTACAGTCAGTATAGTCCGGGATTTCTACTTCAATAGGATCCTGTGCATAGACATTGACACTCATCATGACAACATCTTCATATGGGATGTTTATGACGGCTTCATACAATTCTGCCCCTGGATTAAATTTGGCCCACCGTTTCACCAACTCTGCAATTTCCAACAACCAGTTGTAAAGAGCCTCATCTGTTTTGAGCAGCATCCATATGTTGATCTGCTGTCCCTGTGAATGGCGACCGTGTTCTGTCTCAACCTTACCATTGTAGACCACAGTCATCTTGTTCCATTCTTCCTTCACACCACAATGCAGATTCAACGTACATACATCAGTACTGAAATCCACCCCCGTATGCTTCATTACCAGATCGTGGATCTCCTGTATCAACTTACCCGCTTCCTTACTTGGTGATACTATTGCCATGGTTAGATCTCCTTATGCCTGAGCCACTGAAGTGACTTTCCCCCGTTGCCTCCGCCTCCGAACTACACCTTTGTTCTTTCTTGTACCCCACGTCCGGGCAATCTTCTTCTTGCCGGTCAGCTTGTTGAACGCTCCTGACGCAGCATCCACCTGATCGCTGAACTTACCCATAGGAAACAATTCACACTCATGAAGAAAACCATCGTCACCGCCTACCCAAGTATCCTTGAGATTCCCCTTCTTGTTTTGTGGTATATACAGATCTACCATCCCGTGCTCTACCTGTACTGCAAAGGGTTCTGCACGGTCTTCTTTTGCACCTGTAACCCTGTCAGCGTGTACCACAAAACCTGCGAGGCGTGTTATGGTGTTCTCCGCAGATTCTTTGCCTCCACTACCCGGCTCCTGCTCAATCCATATTTTCACAGGGACCTTGCGTGCCGGTTTGCCGATCTGTTCTACCCTAGCCACTGTACGGGATGCATCCAAGGTAGCCACTTGTTCTATACGAGCTTCTCTGTTCCCGGTGGACCATTGGCCTTTTACAATGTCTTCTATCAGGAACCTACCATTGCTCATCTTGTGCATCAACACCCCGGCCGTCCGCTTACCTCCGGCTTCCGTAGCTGCTTTGTCCCAGTACCGTACAGATGATACTATCTTGGTACGATCTATAATGTGGGCAAAGTTGAACTTGGATATGGGAATCATACCACCGCCTCGCGGACTGGGACGCTGATACAACTGAGCCGCGATAGCATACTGAGACATTTCAGCCTCTACGTCCTTGGTCGCTGCCTCTGTCCAATGTGTGGGCCAGAGCAGTTCGCCTTCTTTCTTACGGGGGTCTTTGAAGTTAAGTGACGTATGACACCTGTTCATCCCCTCATACCTATGGGGGAGGCACAAGTGTTCCCACCCTGCTTCTTTCGCCAGTAGATGACCTGTCATGTCATTCTCGTGGATCCTCTGCATAATAAGCAGGTAGGCCGTTTCCTCCGGTGAGTCTCGCCGTGTGCTCATTGCTTCATCAATCCATAACAAAGCCTCAAGCCTCTTGGCATCACTCTCACCGTCCACTACATTGTGGGGGTCATCTATGATGTTGAAGTCACCGCCTTCACCAGTAGTCATACCTCCTACCGAAGTTGCGATCCTATACCCATTATACGTATTGTCAAATCGCATCTTGGCATTCTGGTCACCACTGAACTTGAAGTCAGGATATTTGCTCAGTATCATACGCTGATACTCTTTGGATTGGATTACAAGGCGGGATTTCCTGCTATCCCTTATACTAAGGGTCTGAGCATACGAAGCATACATGAACCTCTTTGAAGGATCCTTCAACCATATCCACGGACAGAAAAACACACTGCAACCAAGACTCTTCATGTACCGCGGAGGGATATTGATTATCAGCTTGCGTATTTGAAGATTAGCCATTGCTTCGAGATGGTCGCATATTGCCTCTATATGGAATCCAGATACGAATTCCTTGGGTTCAACAGTATGCCATACTTTTTGAAGGAATTGCAAAAGGGACACTTCACACAGAGCAAGTTCAACAGCATCAAGGCCCGGGAGGTAAAGTTCGTCTTCATCCTCAGGCATCGGTTCGGACCTCAAAAGCGGTTCGAGTATATCTGGACCATCTCTGCTCTCAGCGTTAAACCGCAGATAGTCACTCTTCCAGTGCATACTCTTACGCTTGAACCCTCTCTTGCTCTTCCCGCATCTGCGGGTTCGTATTCTTCTGGTTGTGGTCATACCCTCACTGACTCATTCGGAGGTGGTTCAGGCGGAACTACACCCGCTTTGATCAATGACTTCCTCAACGAAGGTTTCTCCTTCTTTGGAGGTGGAGGCGGTTTGGGAATATTAGGTACGGTTGCTCTCATCACGCTACTTTCCCCTTAAGAGCTCTTTCCATATCACTCTCATCCTTCTTCGCCTTCTTCAGCAACCTCCTCAACGTCTTCAGCTCTCCCGCACCCAACTTGGACAGATCATAATGAGCTAACTGTATCGGACCTCCCCCAGGACCAGTTATCTCCATACGCTCCGTCCACAACTTCAGATGCTTACCTAAGAGCTCAAGGGCTTTATTCGCTCCTCTATCCGCAAACTTCCACTGTCCCGTAGGCCTCCCTTTCCTATCCCGTATCGGCTCTTTCTGCATACACCGTTCTACAATTTCCATAAGACTCTGTAGAACAAAATCACTGTCCAATTGAAACCTGTAGTTCTGCTTATTCAACGCCTTCTGAATAAGACCCTTAACAGTCTCCTTCTTCAACAGCCTTGACCCCAATACAGCCAACGACCCCCTAGTGCCATTATACCCTGCATCCTTGGCAGCATCGGTCGCATTAAAGTTCCGCCTTATGAAAGCATTCGCAAACAGCATTTCCCTATATGAGCTCTTCGCCTCTGGCCCGTAGTTGGGAGGTGTGGGTCTATCCTCGGGTTTCAGTAGCTCAGCGGGTTCTACGGGTTCGGGTTTCGCTTTCTTTTTTGATGATCTACGGGTACGCTTCACTGTCTGGACCTCCGAGTACGAACTCTCCGGTTGTTTATTCCCTGCTCTGCTCTTGCTGCAATAATGTCCAACCTCTTCCACTCTAGTTCCAGTTCTGGGAAATGCTTCTTAATCTTGTCTCTCTTGTGATTTCCAGCTTTGGCACAGTTCCAACAAGAGACTCTATCAAAGATATCATACAACCCATCCCAATCATATCCCAACCCCAAACACAACGAAAGGGCATCATTCTCATTCATACCTAAATCAATCAACGGAAAGCAGATAGGCCACTTTCTCTCCTTCACCCATTTGGTTTCCGTCCTGTGTACTTCATCCGCTGCAAAACCTACATACTCTGTCTTGGGACCTCTGACCCCTCGAATATATTTTTGGCATGTCATCTGTTTGCACGCTGTACACCATCCACCATTTGATCTGGGCCAACCGAAAACCCCAAGCTGTTCATTGAAATGACGATAGTAGCGTACCCTTACGATTTCCAGCCCTGTTTTCTCTTCTACCAGTTTCAAATGATCCACCATCTGAGGGAAATCCCAGTCACATTCAAAGTGGAGGAGAATAGTGTCTTCTCTGGGGAGATCACATATCGGAGGCAAGTGTAGAATAGCCGTGCTGTCTTTCCCCCCTGAAAATCCCACTATATGTTTCATATGACACATCCTACCATTTTTTTTGATGATGATATTGAGGTCACGGTTACTTATCCTCATTTCTAGATCATGGTTGTAGAGGGGGGAGCGACCCCCACCACGCAAACCCAAACTGCCGTGCGTATTAAGGTGTATAAAGTATTTGTAATGGGGGTGTATAACGTATTTGTAATGGGGGTAGTTTTGCGGTTTAACCGGGGCATGGTTAGGGCTGTGCAGCAACATAGTTTTGGGGTGTTGTGTGGGGCTGTGGCCCACACACACGCTACTATTATTGGGTATGCTACGGGTAGGGGTATAGCCTAGTGGTGACGATGCTTGTACATGGTTTAACCGGTTATGTATTTTTTGCATTTATTTATACACTTGGCTACAGCTTGGCTACAGCTTGCGCTACGGCGTGGTTTATACCATGTATTTACATGTATTGTAAATAGCTACAAATTATTAGGGTGTATAAATAATTATTTCTTTCCTTGTAAACGGTTAAACCGTAGGGGTTTACAACTATTCTTTGTTTTTATGCAAAAAGTACTTGCATGGTTAAACTGGTTTAACCTATTATAGCGGCATGTTGGTACGGGTAACATACAGGTTAATTAACGCGGTGGGGGTAGGCATTGCGCTATACGGTATTGCGCTATGTGGTATTGCCCCTGCAGGTAACATAGGGGGTGTGTATGCTGGTATTGTTTGCGGCACCACGGCAGGTAACGGTAGTGCGGGTAAGGGCAAAGGGTACGGGTTTAACTGCGGGCGCGGGCAGGGTAAAAATTATACGGGTAGGCCGTGGTTGGCACACCAAACCCATACAGTATGCGCCTACATACCATGCGCAGGTACAGGCCATGCTGGCCACGCAAGCGGCGGGTTAAACCGCATTACGCATAGCGGTATACAACAGGTTAAACCACAACACACAAACAGGGGGTTAAACCATGGTACAACACACGCACGGCATACCCGTTATGTACAGGCCCGGTATGCCATACAAATATTATTGGGTGCACAGTGTACCCTACAGCCACACACACTACGCAACAGTAACGTGTGCGCAGTGCGGCACGGTATTGTGCCGGGTAGGCCCAGCCAGTGCAAGCAGGTGGGCGGCATGGCCGCCGGGTATGGGCTGGGTAGTGGCGTATGGGCCTACACCCCGTGCAGCAGTGCAAAACCTACTGGCGGGCAAAACGGCGGGTTAAACCGCATTACGCATACTGGTAACGGGTATAAGGCCACGGGGCATGGCATAGTTAAGGGGTACGCTTATGGTATAGTTTGGTTGGTTTGGTATGCGCAATACCGTATTGCGCATAGCGGTATAACCGGTTTAACCCACAATGGGTTAAACCACTGTATAAAGGTGTATAAAATGGCAACACGCACAAAAAAGGCAAGCAACAAGGGCAACAAGGCCAGCAACAAGGCAAGCAAGGGCAAAGCCAAGGCCAGCAAGGGCAAAGCCAAGGGTACGCGCAACGGCAAGCAAACCATTGCGGCTTACGTGGCCAGCATACACGCACAGCACGGTAACAAGGGCCGCCGCCACTTGGCTAACATGGTGGCAAAAAGGTTTGCACCTATAAGCTGGGCGCTGGCTAACCGCAACGTGCGGTTGGCACTGCGCAAGCTGGCCGCTAACGGTGCCAAAATAAACCCCAAGGCCCACAAGCTGGCAAAGGCCAGCTAACCCGTAACGCGGGGTTTAACCACACCCCGCAGGGTTTACCCCCTGCTACCTATACCGGGTAGCAGGGGGTTTTTGTTTGCCCCTACACCCCCTACAGGTTAAACCCCGCCACAACACCCCCTACAAGGCCGCAGTTTAACCTGTAGGGGGTTACACCCCCCGTGCACCTATACCTACCCTATACGGGGGGGGTTAAACCGGTTAAACGGCATTGTGGGCCATTGTAGGGGGTAATGCCCCACAATGCGCTATACGGGCCTGCAATATTGGGGTATGTGTAGGTATAGGGTAAGCCGTTTTAAGGCCGTGTGCGCCATTGTAGGCCGGTTTTGGTGGGGTGTGTACAGGGGGTGTTGGCGTATTGGCGGGCGTTTTGTGTGGTGGGGGTTAAACCGGGGGTGTGTAGGGGGTGTATAAAGCCATAATAATTTTTATTAGGGTAAGCTGGTTAAACCACTGGCAATTTACGACGATTTAGTGGTACGTAGATACAACGAGCGACGGCTACGTAGATACAACGAGTGAGTGCTACGTAGAAACAACGAGCGACGGCTACGTAGACGGATACGCAGGCGGATACGCGGATGGCGACGGATACGCAGGCGGATACGCAGGCGGATACGCGGATGGCGACGGATACGCAGGCGGATACGCGGACGGATACGCAGGCGGATACGCAGGCGGATACGCGGATGGCGACGGATACGCAGGCGGATACGCAGGCGGATACGCGGACGGATACGCAGGCGGATACGGATACGCGGACGGATACGCGGACGGATACGGATACGCGGACGGATACGCAGGCGGATACGGATACGCGGACGGATACGCGGACGGCTACGAAAGTGATACCTTTTCCGGCCGAGTTGGGAAAGAGTGGCACACTTTATGCGTTTAACCATATACAAGGGTGTTGCAAAAACTTGCAATCGTCCGGAATAGTGTTTGCATTATGGGTTAAACCGGTTTACCCTAGCGTTGGTTTTAGGGGTTATACCCCACAAGCCGTTCGTTCTTTCTCAGCTAGGCTAGCAGCTACAGGGTAATAAAAGTCCCGACGATCTACTACGTGTTGGTTGCCTAGGGTTACTTGGGTTAAGGGCAAACACACTGGCACAACGGCTAATATCGTCGGTCGTCCGGCTTATGCGGCGGTAAAAGTATTGTGCGCATATATGCGCCCTATAGTTAGGGGGTATGTATGGCAAAGGCAAAAAAGTACACCGAAGACGACGTTATGTTTGACGAAGACAATGTTAATTTTGCTGTTCAAGAAATTGCCATTGCAATTAGCGAGATTAACGACAGGTTGTTTACGCCAACAAAACAAGACGTAATTGACGAGCACGAGTTAGCGCGTGCATTGCACAATACCACAGTGCAAGCGGCTGTGGCTTTGGCAATACGCGAAGAGAGATGTGCTTAGGTTACAGGTTGAAGAGAACGACAACCCGTAGGGCGCATATATGCGCACAATACAAAGAGTGAGGGGCCAGTACGAAGAGTGCCTTGCGTGTACAGTGTACACAATAGCAAGGTAGAGACCCGACTGGTAGACAACACCCACGAGTGAGCCCACAAGCTGAAAGACTACACAGGGCGACGCCATATGGTTAGTAGATACAGCGATTCGACAACCAAGATCTTCGCGTATAACTACCAGTGCACGTGAACGAGCGATATGCCAAACTACACGTGGAACCGTAGACACGACGATTGCGGTGCTGCTTTGAAGACCATAGTGTAACCAGCGCATAAGGAAGATGCGTAGAAAGATGGCTACGTTGACGGCTACGACGACGATGGTCATCTGGACGGCTACGAGGCGACGACTGTGTTGGGCGTAACCACGATGGATGTGGGGATGAGAAAGTCGATAAGGAACAACAGTGAGCACACGACTTGGCAATCGCGCGTACCTAAACCGAAGATGGGTACAACGACCGCTACGGCGATCGCTACAGCGCGATTGTTAAGCGTGTAAACTGGCACACTTACAGTTAGTGTACCGTTGCAAGCCGGGAGGACGAACGATGAAATACATACTTCATCTAGCGCACGGTCAGAACGTAGACTTGATGTGGGGGCAAGGTAATGGTTCTGGATACCGACAATCACCAGAAGACCCTCACAGCCAGACCATTACAGTTTCTTCGCTGAAGGAAGCATCCGAACGATTTAGCGAATGGATTACCCGTAATGGGTTAGGTGCAGGGAATCTTGCCAGAAACGCGGGTACGATTACCGAAGCGAAAAGCAAAAAAGTCATCGCGTGTGTTTCCTATAATGGGCGCGTATGGGACTTAGATGACAACGAAATATTGATTGACTAAAACGACTGTGTAAAGAAGAAAGGGTGGTCATGAAAATAGACCAGGAAGAAAAGGCAAGGTTGGAAAAACTATTCGATTGCACACTGGAAGAGCATTGGCTCGATCTGCAAGACCTGCTCAACGAAGACCTTATGTGCGGCGAAGAAGCTTCCCTGGAAGAGATCATTGCATCCACATTCGACGACATCGTCTGGGAAGCGATGGTAGAAGCGATACGTGTAAGGAGACGTGACGAAGGAGGAAAGCGATGAGACAATGGGTTGGGATTCACCCAAAGTATCTCTGCCGAAAGCATCTGCTAGGCGAGCACGTAGAGCAGCATATGGCGGCAGAGTGGATCAAGAACGGGCATAAGCTAGGTCGCTTGCAAGACAAGGGGTTTATTGATCCCGGTAGGATACGCCAGCGACACGACGCCTGTGCCAAAGAAATGGTCAAGAGGGGATACAACCACCAATCCCCATTGGACTACGAAGACGAAAAGAGATGCAATAACACTAATAAAGAAAGGAATAAACGCGATCTGACTGGTAGATGCAAGGAATGCAGAGCACGAATGAGGAGGTGAGCACGATGAGTGACGAACGCGAAAAGTTGGTTAGGGCGCTTGAAGAGGCAGAACGTAAGTGGTACGAAGCAGACTGCAAGCGGAACGAAGCAGGCCGCAAGCGGAATGAAGCAGGCCGCAAGTGGAAAGAGGCAGAACGTAAGTGGTACGAAGCAGACTGCAAGTGGTACGAGGCAGACCGCAAGTGGAAAGAGGCAGAACGTAAGCTGCGGGAATACGACAAGAAAGGCAGTGAGCAATGAGCGACAGGCTAGTACACAAGAAAAAGAAAAGGAGGGTAAAAAGGAAGACGACGAAGAAGTCAAAGAAGAAGCCGCGGGCAACACTGCGCATGAGATAAGGAGCACGAAGACAATGGACGAACGAAGAGCACACATTACACACAAGCGCGACCCCCGCTTGACAGCGATCAAGAAGGTGTGTGGTCGTTGGGAATGGTGGAGTGTCTATCTGTACAGTGATGACACGATACGCATAAGCCATCTGCACGCCGACAAAACACCGGCGGGTCAAGAAGCCTTCAAAACCAAGATAGGAAACATCTTGGTGAAGGCCGGGATCATTCCCAAAGACATCAAGCTGAAGTGCAAACCGAATGCCATGTTCCACGAGAACAATGGTCTCTTGGGGCGACGCAGGTTCAGCAGAATGACACCACGACAGCAGAAGTGGTACAGGCAGAGGGAGCGTACCGCTATCATTTCGTTTAAAGGAGAAGGGAAGCAGAAATGAAGGCGATCATAGTAGTGATCATCTGTATGGTTTTGCTGTTGACTGGCTGTACCAGTATCAACAGCAAACCATATGGCACTCCTTGTGTGCGATCTTCGCTTGCATGGTTAAGTGCCAGAAGTCATCAACCACACGTAGGGATGTGTTGGTACACACGAGAACGAAAACACTACGAACCTCACAAGATGGCGGGATGGCATAGCATCGTTTACTATGTGGACAGAAACAAACGTTATTACATAGAATGTCAGTTGGGTACAGAGATAACCCTATCGAAACACGAATTGCAAACGGCCATCCACATAGGCCCGTAGAAGATACAGGAAGAAAGATGACTATAGAAAAGAAAAGAACGGGTTGGATGCACAAGAACTGGCGTAAACAAGTCAGAGCAGAACACAAAAAGACCAAGAAGGTGAAGACACAACCAAACAAAGTCTGGTCGGTCAAGGGCAAGCGTAAATTCATGTTATCCAGTACAGAGGAAACACTGTGACAACAATGTGCGAAGACTGTCAGTTTAATGAGAACTGCAATGGTGATTTTTGCTGGCAGCAAGAATGGGAGGGGTTGATAGACCTGTCAGACGAAAAACTGGCAGCTTACAGGCAAGAGGTGATAAGGATGGTGACCGAAGATATGCCGCCACTAGACCGGAGGTTAAACGACAATCTGGTTAAACTGTGCGCGGCAGAACAGTGGAGGAGAGACAGATGAGCAAAGAAGACTATGGTGAACCGCCGATCGGTTGCTACTTCGACAGCGCGAGGGGATCAGAAGACATTGGTATCGAAGTGATATCCATGGCTATAGGCTTTGGATACGAAGATCCCGAAGGGGACGCAGACCGCATAGTGGAAAGAGGACGAGAGGGTTTAACACAGGAAGACCACTACGTCCTCTTCGATGTGGTACAGGAAGCCGAAGACTACCTTAACACACTGGAAGAAAGAGAGTACCACTATTGGGGGTGGTACGAGGGTGACTTTGGGCTGTACATTGCAGTCGAGAGCGCAAAGGAAGATAACCCTGTCTTCAACGACATGCCCACAATGGATCAACCGGAATGCCCGCCGACGGTACAACCTCACGAAACGTTCTGCGTGGTAAACGACCATGGTAACGTGACCTGTGGGTACTACAAAGAAGACGGGGAATTTCATGAGATCTTCAGTGTGGTTTAATGGGTTAACCCCCTGTAGTTAAACCCCTGCACAAGCCACACACGTATAACACGCTACAATGCCCTACAGCGGACCGGGGGTTTGGGTAAGGTGTTGCTATACCTTTGCTTGTGTTTGTCCTTTGTGCGCCATTGTAGGCCGTTTTTTAGGGCTTGCAAAGGGCATAGGGTTTTGCTATTGTGGGTGCTTTGGGCGACTGGTATGGCAAGGCAAGGGAGCACGACGACACTACTAACAGGCATCAATCTGAATACAGTGCAAGAAAGATGGAAAGAAATACCGCTACGTAGACCGCTACGTGGAGGGCTACGAAGGGAGGTGATAACGGTGATAGTTGATACAATCCTATTGGATAAGGTGATCAACGACTGGGAAACAAGGGTACTGGACAAGGTGGATCAGGACGATGCTTCGATAGTGGAGATGGTGGAGGACCGGGCCACATATCTTCACAAGGCAATAAGGGACTTGGTATCGTTTTCTGTCCATGACCTGACGGAAGAAGAACTGAGGAGGATAACGAAGTGAACAAGGAAGTACAACCAAGAAGCATCAACGGTCTCAGGGTAGTTAATTCCGTGGTGGCCAGCGACAATGAACCGTATGTGGAGTCGATAGTTGTCGAAGAATACGTGGGTATCAAGGCGATACCCATCACACGAGGCGGAGTAGAAATCACCTTCTTCTATCCAAGGGGTGCTCTCCATGTCACACTGGACATACCGACTGCGCTCAGACTGCAAAGACATGTATGTGAAGCAGTCTGTGATGTCATGAAAACTGGCGTATGCATGACCGAAGCAGGGTATCAGGAGCAACTGGACAGAGCAGGGGTGGATGCGGCAAGTCACCTAGAGGAAGAACAGAACAAACTGGAAGGACCGGCGAAATGAAGCAGTTCAAAACACAACAGCAGATGATAGGCATGGCGGTAGACCTCGCCCCCATCATAGCCAAGACAAAGGGTGTGAAGGGGTTGTTCTTCATCAGGCGGTTCTACCGCTCAAGAGAAACTGGTAAAGTCAGGTGTGTAGCCTGTAGAGGAGCAGAGTCTATTGATCTCACACTGCAGGACCTGTTCAGTCCGGCGACGAAGGTGTTCCATCCCCCTCACATACCGAAGTACCACCTGAAGCAGACTCACCGTGACAAGAGGGATGGAACTGGATGGATAGTTACGCAGGACCATGACGAGTGGGCTGTGGACGGAACGGTATACAAGACGCGTATGGAGGCATTTGAATTGAAGACCAAACTGGAGATAAGTCATTCCTGATAAACAAACTAGGTACTTCGCTATACTGACGCGGGACGAAGCGGGGTGGTTTCACATGGACCCGAACGGGAGTCTGGTAAAGCAGATAACCGACGAAGACGGTTATCACAGCATAGCCGCAACGGATGTAGAGTGCAAGGCGCTGGAAGTACAACTGAGCTTCGCGTCTGCCTACACAAACGAAACTAAGAAGGGATAACAAAACAATGAAAGAAATGAAGGAACACCTGCGAAAGCGTATGCGTCACTATGTGAAGAAGATGAAGCGGGAATGGATCATTGAGCATCCTATAAAACAGTGTGCTCATTGGTGTGGCATGCCATACCCCGGTCATCCAAAAGGGTGTCCCAACTATCTGGGCAAGGGTGACAAGCGTAATCGCATCTGCAAGAACAATGCTACACACAACATGCAACTCAGTGACTTGTTCGATCTGGACAAGCCGGTGTGGATGGTGTGGTCACGGTTTGATGTAGACGAACAGGAACGGCGGATGCAGGCCAGATGGCCTGACTGGACACCAAGACAATGCCGTAATCTGCGGCTGTGGCAGTCCAGTCTGGTGAGCGTGGTCAAGAAGAAGAGCATACAGATGGCCATCAAAGCAGGACCGGAGTATGTGATCATCACATCAGGGTTTGGCTTGAACGTCTACCGCACTTGCTGGAAAGCAGGTGTGAAGATAGATCTGATGCGCAATCTGCATATCAGCACAAGGGCAGCGTTTATCATGGCACTGCGGCCTCACGTGGACACCAAGATATTCAAGAACAACATGGGGATTGATATCCCTAAACACCCGGTCAAGGGCATACTGGAGTACATCTAATGAGCACACTATACAAACTGACTGATGAGAACGACAAGACTCGGACTGGTGAGTATAATGAAACCCAATGGGGATCAGGCGTCACTCATACTGCAAATGGGTGCTCCATGTATCTTTGTAACGATGAATGGATACATGCATACCGGGATCCATATGTGGCTGTCCTGATGAACCCGGTCCATGCGAATCTGAGCAACCCTCACTTATGGGTGTGTGATGGGATAGTTGGATTAGATCAAGCCGACAAGTGTGGATGTACTAGCCTGACGACAGTGTATCAAATGGATCTGCCAGAAATCACCACAGAACAACGTATTAAGTTTTCACGATTGGTGACATTGCGCGTCTACCCGCTTATGCGGATGTGCGATACTGACAGAACTGTGTTGCGATGGCTCAAGAGTGACACAATCACAACACCATGGTTGACGGTGACGATGGCGACGGCGATGGCGGCGTCGGTGGCGTCGGTGGCGACGGCGATGGCGGCGAGCGCGGCGAGCGCGGCGGAGGCGACGGCGATGACGGCGAGCGCGGCGAGCGCGGCGGAGGCGGCGGCGAGCGCGGCGAGCGCGGCGGAGGCGGCGGCGAGCGCGGCGAGCGCGGCGATGGCGGCGAGCGCGACGAGCGCGACGGCGATGGTGACGGCGATGGCGAGCGCTACGAGCGCGACGGCGATGGCGGCGAGCGCGACGAGCGCGACGGCGATGGCGGCGAGCGCGGCGGAGGCGGTGGAGTCTGGTATCATTGTGACATGGCGGACAATGCGAAACGACGCAAGAAAGGCTATCAGATGATACCCAACAGAAAGAAGCACAAGTACGATTGGGTGATCACTGTAGTAGCATTCGTCGGCGCAGTACTAACCGCGTATATGATCTTGGAAGCATTGTTCGCCGGAGTTCTACAGCAAAGGAGCACATATGAAAAGAGCACGCACACGGAAACCCCCAAAGCGCCATAGGACAAGGGCTCCGCACAATGGCCTACAGCGGACAAGGCGTAGTAAGGGTAGTACAAACATTAAAGCCACTAGAACACGGACACACAAGCTACCCCACGGAGCCATACGGATCCCCCCGTATAGGGTAGGTTCTATAATTGGGAAGGAGGGGGTAGCTTGCAAGCTAATTATTATTGACGATCACAAACCACTGACTGAAGAACCACACTTCACACTGGTATCCGCCGAGACGTGGGAACGAGTACCACAATACTGGACACCGAAAGCTATTGCCATATATGGATACGAAATAGAGGGAGAAAAAACATTTGATCAGGTATGTCATATAAAAGATTCTATCTTCAAGGTAAAACGTGAAGATAAATTGTATCCTGATAAGTGTAATCTTGGGAAATACATCCCACTTGAAGATGCTGTTATCATACGTGGGAAGAACCCATTGAAGAGAGGAGTGAAAGTACGTATACATAGATCGTGGGTGAATGGGCTACGCGCTAGATGCCCTGTCTGTGGTAGGGTTCTACCAGTCAAACTTCTGAAAGGTAAGAAAGAATATGTATTGAAACGACACAAGGCAAAGAAAGCCAAGTGGGACAAGAAAAGAAGGAGGACAAAGTGAAAAGGACAAGGAAAAGCGTGAAAAAGGGCAAAAAGAAAAAGCAGAAGGAAACACCAACCGCTACGAGCACGTTCTGGGGTATCAAGAACTTCCCATGCAAATTGCGCAGGAAGTTCGTAGCCATGTGTCACGAACGGGGAGAGACTGCTGGTAACACACTGGAATATCTCATCTCCAAGTGGATACGTGAACAGAAGCGTAAAGAAAAGGTATATTGATGCGACGTACTAGATTCCCTGTAACGACTGAAAGGTTGTACAGCAAGTACACAAACATGATCACATCTGCTGCGCACAAGTTCGCAGCGACTACAGGCATCCCTGAATCAGACCTGCAATCGCTGGGTCACAAACTGTTCATGGATGCCGTTGACAAGTGGGATTCAAGTAGGGGTTCTTTCTCCACCATACTCACCATCAAACTACGCACAGGATTCATAGACTACATGAGGCGGCACGACGCGCCGGTGAGTCCTGACAGTGTGTATATACAGGAGCCGGTGACGGATAACACCCCTATGAAGGTTTGTGCTTTCAAGGACCTGCTTTATAGCTTGTCCAAAGAAGCACAGGAGATTGTGTCTATACTACTGGATGCGCCGGTAGAGACACTAGGGATAATAGGAACAGAGCCTCCTAAGATGATACGAGGTGCCATCCAACGCTATCTGCTCAAGATAGGGTGGTGCCATGCTACTATCTGGGAAGCGTTTAGAGAACTGAAAGGGGTGTTTAGATGACCGCTGAGAAGCTAGAAAAATTAAGGAAAATAACAATGGAACTGAAAAGCATATATAGATCCCTGACACGATATGCTATAGAAGATCGTGGTGACCCCGCCTTTCTCCACAGGGATAGATGCAGGTTGAAAGATGCAGTACAAAAACTGGAGGAGGAACTGAAATGAATATCAACCTTGTGTTTCTAGGTGAAATGAAACCGAAGTTGTTCAAGGTCAACACTGACGAACGGGATGTGCAGTTTTGCCCCTCACTAAAGAACGTAAGACTACCGCGCATGATCATACTGCTACAAGACACCATTCGTGAAGCCTGTGGCGTTCCAATACCAGACGTGCAAGTAAGCAAGATCGAGTTTGAACGTGATTACCTGTACGCTTGCGGAGGAGTGGACAAGAGATGCCTACGCTGGCAGATTGAATGGGAAAGGGTGGTAGACGATGTCGGCTAGAGTATGGGTCGGTCTGTGCGGTAAGGGTACAAAGATTAAGATACGAATGTCACACCGTGATCAGAACCTAATCGGGATGGTCCGTACACTACAAGGCAGGAAGTACAAACCTGATCCCAAACCCCACTGGATAGCAGACTTCTGCGTCGCCAATGTACTCAAACTGGAGTCACTCAAAACACGTCTAGAAAAGGGCAAGAACTACAAGAAGCAAGCCAATCTGCTTATCATGGATGCAGGTGGGGACCTGACACCGTGGGAAGGGCTTACGATCAAGAAGGTGAAGATCAAGGGGCTGAAGTGCAAACTGCGCAGATACCAAAAGGAAGCAGTGTGGTTCTGCGAGAGTCGCCATGGTAGGTTCCTCAACGCAGACGAGATGGGTATAGGCAAAACAATCGAGACCATCGCTTGGCTACAGCTACGCAAGAAGCACCGTCCTGTGGTGGTCGTAGTACCGGGCTATCTGAAGTACAACTGGGAGCGTGAGATACGGGCGTGGATGCCCAAGAAGGAGAAGACCACAATACTTTCCGGCAAGCGTGCACACAAGCTGGAACGCGAAGGTATCTACATCATCAACTATGCTGTGCTCTTCCAGTGGAAGATGCAGATTCGCAAGCTGCAACCTTCAGTCATAGTGTTTGATGAGATACATCACGTAAAGAACAGAAAGGCACAACGTACTAGAGCAGCTATATCTATCTCACGTGACGTACCTCACGTGATAGGGCTGACTGGCACACCAATCAAAAGCAGATCATTTGAACTGTTCACCATCCTGAGTATCATAGCACCTTCACTGTTCCCCTCGTTCTGGTATTACATGCAGAGGTATTGTGGAGCAGAGTGGAACGGCTGGTCATGGGACTTCAAAGGGGATGACAACTCCCAAGAGCTACACAAGATATTACACAAGTCTGTGATGTTACGCAGGCGCAAGAGGGATGTGTTAAAAGAGTTACCCCCTGTGACACGCAGTGTTATCCCCATGGAGATAGACAACAAGGGTGAATACCGTAAAGCAGAACGAGACCTCAAGTCATGGCTACAGGACAAGGGGTATTCCAAAGAGCGTGTTGACAAGTCTACCAGTAATGAAGCACTGACAAAGGTGGAATACCTGAAACAGATTGCCGTAAAGGGCAAGACCAAAGCTGTGATACAGTGGGTGGAAAGCTTCTTGGCATCAGATGAAAAGCTAATCCTATACTGTGTTCACAAGAGTGTAGTGAAGACAATCCACAGTCACTTTGAATCCATAGCAGTGCGGGTAGACGGTTCGGTACCCCTTAAGAAGCGGCACAAGGCACAGAAGGCTTTCCAGAAGGATGATCAGGTACGTCTGTTCATAGGCAACATAGAAGCGGCTTCCCTAGGTCTGAACCTGACGGCGGCTAGCAACACAGCCACAATAGAATTTATGTGGTCCCCGTCAGATCATGATCAAGCAGATGCACGCATGGACAGGATAGGGCAGACCGCGGATAAGATGAATTGTTGGTATCTGGCCGCTATGGGTACGGTCGAGATTAAGATACTGGAACTGCTTGACAGGAAACGGGATGTGTTCGCACAGGTGGTAGACGGAAAGGAGGCAGCAGACTTCAACTTGGTGGACGAACTGGTGAAAGAACTACAAGGGAGGTGATTAAGATGGAACTGGTAATACTGGCAGGGATCATAGCAGACATAAAGATGCTGTGGGGGTTCTTCCTCATGATAGTGTTTCTGGGAATAGCGGCATTCATAACGCACGGAAACTGATGGGAGCACACAATGGCAAAGAGGCGAGCACGAGGTAAGGACGAAACTCTCTTAAAGAGTAACCCCAGAAGAAAGCTGATAGGGTACTGCCCATACTGTCACGGAGTCTTATGCCGTATGGACATAGTCCCCGGGAATAAGTCGAAGAGACTTGTTACAAGGCGAGTACAGTGTAGATACTGTCACAAGACCTTCAAGTGGTCAAGGCTCCGGGAGGAACGCCCGTTGAAGGATAACGGTCACAGGGTAAGAACAAAGTGGTCCAGGCCCACAATGCAGAGTATGATAGATACATTCGTGCATCTGTTTAACCTGCATCCTCTGGTCACACAACAGCAAATAGATGCATACAAGAATCAGATGGTGGCGACTGGCTGGGATTATGTCTTTGTTATTAAGGCAGAAAAGACCGCAGCAAGGAGGACTCAGTGGCGTGACAATGATCTGCTGACTGAACGCTACATGAGCCAAGAACAGGAACCGGCACACAAGATGCTGCCAAAGTTCATGAGGAGTTAGATAATAATGCCATTTGACTTCATAAGGTTCGCAGAAGACTTCGGGGTGGAAACAGTAGAAGAGGGGGACAAGCATTGTACACCAGGATGGGTACAAACTCATTGTCCCTCTTGTGAACAGTACAACAATCTTCACCTTGGCTGGTCACTGGAGGATTCGTACTTCAGATGTTGGGCTTGTGGTCCTATGCCCTTCATGGATATATTACAGGGGATAACGGGGTTCCAACGGCAAGAAATAGGGGAACTATTGCCCTATTACAAGCGGGAGCGCAAAATGCCCTACAATTCCTCCGCGGAATTAGGGGTACAACACCCTAGCCTTGTACAGTTACCGTCCGGTACAGGCCATCTAGGGGCTCCTGCTAAGCGGTATTTGCGCCGCAGGGGGTACAAACCCAGTACCCTAGCCCAACAATGGGGTCTTAAGAGCACTATCGGCGTCGGTGACTACCGTTGTCGTATCATTGCTCCCATACATCACAGAGGTAAACTTGTGTCGTATCAGGGCAGGGATTACTCAGACCAAGCGAGGCTCCGCTACAAGGCATGTCGTATGGAAGATGAAGTGAGGCATCACAAACACTGTCTCTATGGACTGGACCAAGCTAAGGGATCAAAGGTCATAGTCGTGGAAGGTATTACAGACGTCTGGCGTCTGGGACCGGGGGCTGTTGCGACGTTCGGTATCATATTCACACAGGAGCAGGTTAGTCTGTTGAAACAATTCGACGGGGTGTTCGTGTTGTTTGACAGAGAGCCTCAGGCACAGAAACAGGCAGAGAGGATGGCTCACTACATGGCGGCACTAGGGAAGGAGGTAGAAGTGGTACAACTGGAGGACTGCGCAGATCCAGCAGATCTTCCGGCAAAGGAAGCGAAGGCATTGGTGAAGGAACTGTTATCATAAGGCAAAGGTCAGCGGGAGCGTATAATACACAGGAGGCGGACTATGGAAGTCAAGTATGGTGGTAAGGGAACAAACGGGACAAGGAAAGTAAAGGACCTACCATTCGGACAGGGGTTCTTGGGGGAGATATTCCCCCGCCAAGACCGGCCGGACGAATCCTTGGGTAACACAGGTCCTTATATCAGAGTCGGGATTGTGGTTATTGGAGGGGAACCAAGACCAGCATCACAAATATTCGTCATGGATATAGGTGAAAATGTTGTGACCTCACTAGATCCGATGGCGGAGGTCGCGGGATACCAGGAAGTCAACTTGGTCTGTAGTGTCCTTGGAGAAGGGGCTACATTGATCATACAACATGAAGAGGAAGGAGAATGAAACTGGCAACGACTGGTTGGATGGAGAGGGCTGGACGTAACTACTACAGATTCACAAACAAGAAGTTCCGGGAGTGTAGCCACTTGTGTTCTGATCAATTGTCTGGAGCATTGGGTGTGTCACTTGATGAAGAAGACAAGTATATCAGGATCACAATGTATTCCCACTACGTCCCGGGGTCTAACGAAATGCTGGTACTGATCAAGTATGTACTTGAACCATATGATGATCCCTATGGGTATGGTGAATGGAACTTTGTAGACCCTGTCACCAAAATGACATTCGGTGATACAGAATCTGATCGTGTATTGCAGAAGTGCAAGACGTTCATCAAGTGGATGGGTAAGGCAAAGAAAAAGACTGTGTACTTGTTGACTGAAACAAAGTAGGAGGAGTAAGCAATGGACACAACCATTATGGTCGCCGGCAATGACCCCCTGTGCTCTGGGTCTACCTACCAGTCGGGGTCTTATGGGAAGGTCTTTTTGTTGTTTTGTTAAGGAACCCAACATCTTGTCGAATTCGGCGTAAAAATTCATCCCACAAGGGGGATAATAATAGTAGTACCCTAAAGGGTACTATTATTATCTCCCCTGTGAATATTCACCCCTCATATTCTGATGTATTATATATGAGGCAAATTTTTGGATATATTTTTGGATAGAGGAGGCACAATGAAAAGGAGGCGAACCAAGTTCAGCAAGACATTGGACCTGCGAAACAAGATGCAGGAGGACTTCGATAAGTTCTGGAAGACATACCCGCGGAAGGTGGGTAAACAGGCTTGTGTCATTCTCTGGCCTCGTATCTATTCGGTACTACCTCCCATCAATATCTTATGCCGTATCGTAGAGAAGCACGCGGAGCACAACGAATGGGACAAGGAAGATAAAGCGAAACTCAGGTACATACCCCATCCCAGAACGTGGTTGTACCAGCGCAGATGGGAAGACGAATTGGACAACCAGCCTGAGGACCACACGGAATCGAATCTAGGCATCAACATCGGGTCGCAAAGGAGAATGTGATGGCTAAGGTTAAGAGGAAACGCATAGACAATGCTGATGAGCGTCAGATACTCACCGGCATGATTGTGTCCGGTAGAGTATGCCGTGAGATTGAACCCATCTACAAACCAGAGTTCTTGCAAATCCCTTTTGGACCACAAGTGGCTCAGTGGTGTCTGGACTATTACCGCAGATACAAAAAGCCTCCCCGCCTCCATATACAGGACATCTACAATTCATGGACCAGAAAGCATCCTGACAATGCCAATGTAGAATTGATAGGTGATTTCCTGGAAGGGCTATCTGGTGAGTACGAACGTGCAAAGAAGTTCAACGCTAGTCTCATACTGGACAAAGCAGAAGAAACATTCAAATCTACTAGCCTGAAACATTTATCTGAAGATATAGAAGCAGCACTAACCAAGGGGGATGCAAAGCGGGCAGAGCAAGCCCTTGTCAACTACAAGAGAGTTGAACGTCCCACTACGGACGGGTTTAACCCATACACGGATGTAGCTCGTATACGCCATGCTTTTGAACAGAACGAAGAACCATTGTTCTCATTGCCGGGAGCGGCGGGTCAATTGATGAATGAGTTCTTTGTGCGTGAAGGGCTTGTGGGATTTATGGGGAAGGAAAAAATTGGTAAGACGTGGATGATACACGAACTAGGTCACAGGGCGATGCCGAGCGAGTGTAACGTAGCTGAGTTTCAAGTGGGTGATATGTCAGGACCACAAATGACAGTGAGAACCCACATTCGTCTTGCGGGTAGAAGTAACCGGCTGAGATATTGTGGGGAGATTCTTGTACCTGTATTGGACTGTGAGCGCAACCAACAAGGGTCATGCAGTAGATCGGCGCGGAAGTGTACACGGGACTTACAAGGGGTGGAACGGTTTGAGGATGCACCCAGAGGATACAGACCTTGCACAGTGTGTCATGAAAGTAACAAAGCTAGGCTACGCTATAAGTTTCGCGGAGCAGTGTGGTACAAAATACGGAAGCCTGTGGAGCCTCTACCATGGCGGGAGGGTTACAAAAAGGGCAGACGGTTCATGCGGAACGTAGCCGGGGACTTCAGACTATCTGTTCACCCCAATGGTTCTGTAAATGTACAGGACATCACCGCAATACTAGACAGGTGGGAAATCTACGAAGGGTTTGTGCCGGATGTCATAACTGTTGACTATGCAGATATCCTTGCCCCGGAACCGGGGGACGAACGCAAGGACATAAGGGATCAGCAGAACAACACTTGGAAGGCTTTGCGGCGTCTAAGTCAGGAACGTCACTGTCTGGTAATCAGTGCCACACAGACGGACGCTGCTTCCTATGAAGCCACACTGATGCAACGCAAACACTTTTCAGAAGATAAACGCAAGTATGGACATGTCACTGTAATGTTTGGCCTGAACCAAACCGACGAGGAGAAAGCGGCGGGGCTGTTCAGAGTAAACGCTGTCTTGGCTAGGGAAGAAGAATTTGATCCTAGGAGGACAGTAAAAATACTCCAGTGTCTGCAAGTGGGTAGACCACTAATAGCTTCGTATTGGTGATAGAATAATGCTTTACACTACTTGTCAAATCTGCGGTTGTAAATGGGTTCGGGGACAGAGGAGGTTTCATGTTCATCATAAGGATGGAGACAAGACTAACTGTGCAATGGCCAATCTGTTGACATTGTGCTGTGTTTGCCACGGCACCCAGAAAATCCACAAGCGAAAGGAGGTTACTAACGTATAATACTTCGGGTACGGAACTAACTGGAATCACATAACCAAGAAGGAGAGAAGACATGGACGAGGAACTGGCAGTGGCAGACAGGGGTTACTGGATCGTGGTCCCTGGAAGAAGAACAATGGATACGGTGCTCGACGGGCCGTACAACAAGAAGAACATGAAAAGGAGGGTGGAAGAACTAAAAGCATTCAATGTCACTAACATCGCAATCATCAAAGGAAAGAAGGTATCATAATGGCAAAGAAGGCAAAAGGCAAGAGCAAGGCTGAAGGAAAGAAGGCGGCTCCGAAGAAGGAGGAGAAGGCGGCAAAAGGTAAGAGCAAGGGAAAGAAGAGCAAGCTTCCCGCGAAGAAAGCACTGGTCGGCGCGGCGAGGGACATGAACACACTCATGGGCCTCAAACCCAAGATCAATCCCAAACTCAAGGAGGAGGAATTGGCCGAGGCTATCAAGAAAGCCGCGACCGACCCCGACGCTGGTATCGAAGCGGCAGACTTCAAAGGTCAGGGTGAGGAGCCCGAAGAGGGTTTCAAGCCTGCGACCGTGAAGGTGTTTGAAGCGCTCGGTATCGAAATCCCTGAGCCCGAAGAAGAAGACAAAGAAGAGGAAGAGGAAAAGTCCGAGAAGAAGGGTAAGGGTAAGAAGGCTAAGGCTGAGGAGCCCGAGGAAGAAGACGACGACGAGGAAGAAGAGGACGACGAGGAAGAGGACTCCGACGAGGACGACGAAGACGAAGACGAGGACGAGGACGAGGACGAGGACTCCGACGACGACGAGGAAGAGGACTCCGACGAGGAAGAGGAAGAGGACTCCGACGACGACGAGGACTCCGACGAGGACGAGGACGAGGACGAGGACGAGGACTCCGACGAGGAAGAGGAAGAGGACTCCGACGACGACGAGGACTCCGACGAGGACGAGGACGAGGACGAAGACGACTCCGACGAGGACGAAGAAGAGGAGGATGAGGAAGTGGTAGCAAAGAAAAAGAAAACCAGCAAGGCAAAGAGTAAGGGTAAGAAGGCCTCAGCGAAGGCCAAAACCAAGAAGGCGAAGAGTGAGGTAGAGCTCTCCTGCTTCGGTTCCCGCGCCGATGCAATGGGAGGTCACATCGACGAACTTCTGAAGAATGGCACCACGGAAAAGGAAGTTAAGAAGGTGCTCAAGAAGAAGTTCAGCCGTGATGCCAAAGCCGCGATGCGCAAATTCAAAGCGCATATCAAACGCGTCCTGGAACCGAAAGGCATCAAGGTTACGGAGAAGGACGGCAAGTACATTGCGAAGAAGGCAAAGAAGTCCAAGAAAAAGTAACACCGTCTAAACTCGTCTGGGGAACCCCGTGCACGCGGGGTTCCCCATCCTCTTTTGATTTAGGAGATAGTCATGGATACAAAGGCATTGGGAGATCTTCTGCGCGGGGTGCATTTGAATGGTCTGCTCCGCGAATGTGTACTGGTAGTCAAGGACGGTGTTGGATGTGTTGACGCAATAGACATGTCCAACACCGTCTTTTTGTCTTTGAGCAGGAAGATCAAAGACATGGAAGATATAACACTTGGGATAGGCAACCTCCCCACTATCTGCAAAGTACTTGCCGACGCAGGTGAAGATGAAGTCACGATCACGGTAAAGGGTGACTGGCTTACCATAACAAGAAAGGGACATGGACGGCTACGTTCTCTCCTGCTGGAAGTGGATCAAGTACCCACCGCAGTCAGTGATACAAAGGCCAAGGACAAGCTCCTGAAGCACAAGGGAGTGAACGTGGGTATAAGTTCTGACGCCATGCAGGACTTCGTATACTACATGGGATTGGTTAAGAGTAAGGGAGTTGTGTTTGAAACTTCCAAGGGTGTTCTGTACCTTAAGAGCAAGTCCAGCGACCAAGAGCAGTTCCGTATCAAGCTGGGAAAGCTGGACACTGATGTGTCTGTAGAAGTCAACGGTGACTTCCTGTTGCAGATACTCCAGACCTGCTTGCAGTTACAGAACGAACTCCCCGCCGTGTACGTGGGTGAGAACAAGCCTGTGATACTGCGGCTGAACAAGAAGAACATCTGGGCGCTGACGCCTATCGCGGAGTAAGGTGATGGGCATCAGTGACTTTGTTGACACCGAAAGCAGGGTGGTCAAGTTCCATCGGCTTAAGAAGAAGTGCAAGTCACAAGCCGAGATACGGAAGTTGGAACGTACTCTGCTCAAGCCGGAATCTTTACCGACTTATACAGGGGAAGAAGCTGAGTACGAAGCCAGACATCCCGCCAGTGGTAGATCAGTGACGCTTGTATTCCCTGATGATGATTCCATTAAAATGTTTGAAGAAGTGTTTAATGTGAGTCATCAAGCAAACCGTTCTGTTTCCAACATAAGACCGTTCATGGCAATCCTACGGGAGTTCAAACGTGGGAAGATCAGATATGACAAGGAAAAGGACAAAGTACTCTTCATCAAGAAAAGGAAGCGGACAAAAAGGAACTCTTCCTAAGCCATACTACGAAGACAAACTGGTAACAATCTACCACGGAGATTGCCGCGAGATACTGCCGGACTTGCCGAAGGTGGATCTGGTGCTGACGGATCCGCCGTATGGAATTAACGCTGGCGATCAGCGGCGGCAACTCTCGCGGACAAAACTGGCCGCAGCAACTGATTACGGGCCGAACGAATGGGATAAACAGGCGGTCGAGTGGGGGTTGCTTTGGGAACTATTAACGCTTGGGGCGCATGCTATTTGTTTCGGCGGCAATTATTATCCCGTTCCCGCGTCGTCGTGCTGGCTAGTGTGGGACAAAGATAATACTGGGGACTTTGCCGATTGCGAATTAGCTTGGACCAACCTGCCTGGGGCGGTACGCCGGGTGAAATACCGATGGAACGGTATGCTGCAGGAACCGGGACGGCGCAAGGAGCCACGTGTACACCCGACACAAAAGCCAACAGAGGTTATTTCTTGGTGTATTGGCGTGGCGGATCACAAGGGCGGTAAATTGCACACTATCCTCGACCCCTTCATGGGCAGCGGCACGACGCTGCGCGCTGCGAAAGACCTTGGCCGCAAGGCAATCGGCATCGAGATCGAGGAAAAGTATTGTGAGATAGCAGCACTAAGAGTTTTAGATAAGAACAACAAAAAAGCAGTGAAAGACTTTTTAAGTAAATCTGACAAAGGAGGGATACTGGAGTATATATGAAAAGGAAAAGAAAAAGAAGCGGACCAGGACAAGACGTAATTAAGGATTCTTTCTATTGGTTGAAGCGAGTAAAAGGGCAACGGGCCAAGAAAGGATACAAGGGAGCACACATCCCTACACTGTTGATGGAATGTGCCATGCCTCTTGCTTTCGATAGCTACAATATGTGTGCGATGTCCTGCTGCTATTGTTTTTCCCACATATCTAAGATGTCGAACCCTACATGGAGAGGGAAGGATATAGGTCTGCAGGGTATTGACGTGGACAAGCAGATGAAGGCCATTAAGGGGGAATCCAATTCTAGATATGATGATGCTATGTACGAACATTTCTACAGTAAGAAGTTCCCTCTCCATTGGGGTACACTTACGGACCCTTTCTGCGGGTTTGAAAAGCAGAACAAGTTCGGATTGCGATTCATAGAGGCTCTAGGAGAAATGAATTACCCTTGTGTCTTCTGTTTCAAAGGCAGAACGATCATGGACAAGGAGTACCGCAAAGTCTTTGAAAGGTATGCCAAACAAGGTAATTTTGCGTTCCAAGGTACAGTCACAATCCCAGACGACAAGCTGGCACGACAAGTAGAAATAGGAGCCCCCACGACATCCCAGAGAATCGAAACCCTTGCGATGCTGGGAGACATGGGATATTGGACCATAGCACGTCTGCGCCCGTATATAATAGGGATCAGTGATATTGGGATAGATAACATGTTGGAAAGGCTTGCTGAAGCCAAGATAAGAGGCTTGACCGTTGGATATCTATGTGTGGACATAAGGGCTTCCGGCAATGCGAAGCTCAGGTGGGATCATATAGGCAGACTGATTGGGGTAAAGAACCTGTTGGCACACTACAAAGCTCTTTCTTACCCTCAACGCGGAGCATACTTACGAGCCAACCGACTCCTGAAGGAAGAACATTCTAAACGCCTGTACCTGTTCTGTAAGAAAAATGGGATTCTGTTTACGAACTATGACCAAGACTTCAAAGAATTGTCCATGAGTGGGAACTGTTGTGCTCTACCTCACACGGGGTTGAACCCCGGTCTATTGAACTGGAATAAAAACCAGACTTCAAACTTCTTGGTAGAAGCCAGACGTCGTTATGCCAAAACCGGCAAGCGTATGAAATTCTACTTCAGTCAAATTTTCTCTGAGGATTCTACATACCTGGACGATCCCAGGCTGGGGAATGAACACGTCGGTGTCATAGGGAGAACTACAGGGGAAAGGGCCGTCATTACGTTGCGGCATATACTCAGGGAGCAGTGGAACAATCTTAACAGTGGAGGCAACCCGCGGAACTTCTATGCTGGTAAGATGCTTCCTGTGGGCAAGGACACCGAAGGGAACTTGATCTACAAGTACAACCCATCCGAATGGGAAGGTAGATGGGCTGAGGAAGGTATAGACTTAACAACAGACCAAACTGAAAGGAGGTGATAATATGAAGACATTAACAGACATGCTCTGGATGATTGCAATAATTCTGATTGTTGCTATATCCGTTGCTGGATGTAGCACGATGAGTGGGATTACCGATAATCCCCAGACGAAGGCGGCATTCATTCAGAAGGGGTTGGAGCTCGCTGCGGAAGAGGATATGGAAGTCAGCGAGGAGGAACTCGCTATCATATACGACAATGCAGTATTGATAGTGGAGTCTCCTCCTGCGGCGGCAATCAGCAGTGTCATTGAAGGGAATCCTGACGCGGCTGAAAAGCTGAAGGAGTTGCTTGAGGAGTACCTGCCAAAAGAGTAAGGGTGAGAGGTCCGGGGGGCGGTCCATACCGGACCGCCATTCCGGTACAGAGCCCGAAGGATAATTTATTATGGGGGAGTACACTAGATTGACGAATCCGCTTGGCCAGAAACTAGTCTATGGTCAATTGGCAACCGGGAGAACAGGGAGGTAAGTGATGGACAAGGTACGCGTAGTCAGATGGCGACGGCGGAACAGCCTGCATGGAGTGCGCTAAGATGGCAGGGATGGTCGAGACGAAAGGCAGGAAAGCATGAGCGACGAACGCGATAAGTTGGTTAAGGCGTTTGAAGAGGCAAGCCGCAAGTGGGACGAGGCAGAACGTAAGTGGGACAAAGTAAACCGCAACTGGAATGAAGCAGGCCGCAAGTGGAAAGAGGCAGAACGTAAGTGGTACGAAGCAGACTGCAAGTGGGACGAGGCAGACCGCAAGCGGGATGAGGCAAACCGCAAGCGGAACGAGGCATACCGCAAGTTGGACGAAGCAAACCGCAAGTGGGATGAGGCAAACCGCAAGCGGAACGAGGCATACCACAAGTTGGACGAAGCAAACCGCAACTGGGACGAGGCAAACCGCAAGTGGAAAGAGGCAGAACGTAAGTGGGACGAGGCAGAACGTAAGTGGGACGAGGCAGACCGCAAGCGGGATGAGGCATATCGCAAGCGGAACGAGGCAGACCGCAAGTTGGACGAAGCAAACCGCAACTGGGAAGAGGCAGGCCGCAAGCTGCGGGAATACGACGAGAGAGCGAGGGCGGAATGAGCGAGGGACCACACTTCGGGCTGGACCCATCAGAGCACGGCAAGCAGACGGTGCGCAGCACTTGCCCTGCCTGTGGAGGCGTGTTGGAATCCGTGCCGATCAAGCATGGCGTGCAGGCTATGATGCACTGTGCGTGTGGCACATTGGTTACGCTGGCCGTTGAGCTGATACCGACAGAGAGCAGGATGCAGAAGGGTTGCCCCGACTGCGCGGTGAAGGACCGCGTGATTGAGCGGTTGTTAGAAAATAAGGTAGATCAGTTCTACAATACCGTTGTAGAATCGGAACAGACGATTGGGGAGATACGTGATACCTTAGAAGGTTCTCGTGAGCACATTGATGATTTGCAATCCAAGCTCGTCGCCTACGATGCCGCCTGCGATGTGGATGAACGTATCAAGGCTATTCTCACCCAGCCCGACGCGGAGCAGGAAAAAGTGAGGGAGGGATGATCAAATACATCCCACTGAACGGAACAGAGAGGTATATAATGGTAGAGGAATATGAACAAATAGAATGTCCAGACTGCGGAGTTTTAACCACAGTAGTGAAAGGAAAAAAGAAGTGTGTATTGTGTGAAGAAAATACAAAAGTACGCAGAGAAGAAATGGCGAAGGCGGCAATGGTAGGGATCCTAAGCAACCCTGTTTTGGTAGAAGACTGTAGGCAACAGGCTTGTAGTCATCGTAACAGTACATCCAAAACAGCGTTCGCATATCAAGTGGCATCATGTGCACTGGAACAGACGGACGCATTGATATCACTGTTGGACAAAACTAAGAAGGTAAAAAAAGATGGCTGAGCGGGAAGGGTTTTTCTGGCCGCAGAGGTCCAACAAGGCATTCAGTATGGGAGCGGGCAAACATGCCCTGACCTGTTCTGATTGCGGTTTGCATCGTAACGTCCGGTCACCAAAGATGAAGGTGACCGGTAAGGGTAAGAAAAAGATCCTATTCATAGCTGAAGCTCCCGGTGAAGAAGAAGACTTCAGAGGGGTACAACTGGTAGGTCGTGTGGGGGAGTACTTCCGTGACATACTGGATGATATGGGGTATGACCTAGACCGTGACTTCTTTAAGATAAATGCTATCAATTGCAGACCCACAAACAAGAGCGGAGCAAACCGTCCTCCATCCGGTAGGGAGGTCAAAGCATGTAGACCTCGTGTGTGGAAAACCATAACTGATGTCAAACCCAAAGTGATCATACCTATGGGACAAGCTGCCATAGATTGTCTGTACGGTCACAGGTGGAAGCGCAGGATGGGGAAGATATCACAATGGATAGGGTGGACAATACCAGACTACGATGTGAATGCTTGGGTCTGCCCTACGTACCATCCCTCTTTTGCTATGCGTCATGAACAGAGACAAGGAAACGCAGCAGAAGTGCTCATACGCAAACATCTTAAGAAAGCCATTGCCAAGAGAAAGAAACCCCTACCCGAACGAGTGGACCTCCGCGACATGGTTAAATGCCTTACCAGCAAAAAGGCTGTTACAAAGCTACTGCAAAACATACTTAGAAACCCACCAGAATGGCTTGTAACGGACTTTGAAACCACGGGCCTTAAACCACACAAACAAGGTCACAGAATCCTTTGTGTGTCCGTTTGCTGGCGTAGGGACAAAGCGTATGTATTCCCTATGTCCTGTGCAAATAAGAAGCTGCTTAGGAAAGTTTTCAGACACAGGAGGATAAAGAAAGTAGCTCAGAAGATAAACTTTGAAGAGTCATGGGCCAGAACCATTCTTGGATACAGAATAAGACCATGGGGATGGGATACCATGATCTGCAACCATGTACAAGACAACCGGTCAGGCATCACCAGTATCAAGTTCCAAGGGTGTGTGCGTTACGGAGTGATGGACTACGCCAGTCATATGCGAAAATGGTTAGAGACACCCAAGAAGTTAGGAGCTAATGCAATGAATGACATTGAAAACGCTCCACTGGATCAACTCCTTGTTTATTGTGGTTGTGATTCCCTGTTGGAATTCTGGTTGCTTGAAGATCAACTAAGAGAGATGGGAGTAGAACAATGACCAAAGAAGGGATGGACCGGTTTTCGATAAACTGTTCTGACATATCACTAAGGGTGAAAGCCAAAGCTATGGTGAATGATGATCCTTTGTTGGAATTGGTGGATGAATATCCATATTTTCTAATCATCGACAGTGAACGGTCATGGGCGGCTCTGCGAAAGAAGTTTGAAGGTGTGGCATTAGTGGGGAGGAGAGATTGAAGATAATTGCAACACGGCTTGATGCATACAAACTGTTCCACGAAGGATCCATTGCTTTCGCAGACATAGAAGACACTGGCATGAGGTTGGACACATTCTATTGTGAATGTGAATTGGGGAGATTGGGTAAGCAGATAGACAAGCTACGCGCCAAAGTAAAGAAGTCCAAGATAATGAAACGGTGGACTAAGATCAAGGGAAACAAGTTCAACCCTGATTCCAATGAGCAGCTTGCTGATATCCTATTCAATCATATGGGATACAAAGCCAAGGTCTTCACAGCAAAGACAAACAAACCTTCGGCTAAGGAAGAAGCGCTCGCACAGATAGACGATTCAACAGTTAAAAGGATTATCCGTATCAAGCAACTGGATCGGGTCAGGAAGAAGCTGTATGGCATGTACCGAGAATCTGTGGATGGTATTATGCATCCATTCTTGGAACTGCACACTGTGAAGAGTTACAGAAGTAGTGGGTCTTGGCCTAACCCTCATAACTTCGACAAGCGTAGGAAGGACATGGCAAAGATAATCCGTAGAGCCATCATAGCACACAAACCATCAGACCAGTTAGTGGAACTGGACTACGGTAGATTAGAAGTCCATGCTGCAACTTGGTATCACCAAGATCCAAACATGATGGCTGAACTCGCCGACCCAAAACGGGACATCCACAGGGACTTGGCAAAGAGACTGTTCAAACTAAAAGCCAAGGAGATGGGGAAGAAGGGGTCCGATACATACAAGGACATCAGGTGGGGTGCCAAGAACAAGTTCGTCTTCCGGGAACAGTATGGCGGGGGATACGAAGCCGCAGCAAAAGATCTGTGGGAATATGCCGGTGAAGGATTGGTGACTGCGGATGGGACACCAATGTTGGATCACTTAGCCAACAAGAGGATAGAATCTCTGGACGAATATGAACCACACGTAGAATCCGTGGAGGACTGGTACTGGAATGAGAAGTTTGAAAAGTATGGGCGATGGCGGGAGGATTGGTACAGGGATTACTTGCGGAAGGGGTACACGAAGTGTTTGAGCGGGTTCAGATTCACAGGGTTTATGACACGGAACGAATGTATCAACTATCCTTCTCAGGGTGTGGCATTCCACTGCACACTCTGGAGCTTGATCCAACTCAACAAGTATTTCAAGAAACACAAAATGAAGTCACGTATCATAGGGCAGATACATGACAGTATCATAATCAACGTGGCGATGGGCGAACTCGATGACGTGTTGGCAATCGCCCAGAAGACAATGTGTGTATCCATAAAGAAACACTGGCCTTGGATTATCACACAGTTGGAAGTAGAAGCAGAAGTAGCGGGGCCGGGTGAAAGCTGGTGGAAAGCGAAAGGAGTAGAACTGGTGGCATGAAGATAACGTACGAAAAGAAGGGTAAGGAATACATCCGCAAGGGCATAAAGAAGTTCATGCTCACACTGGACAACGGGATGAGGATTGAACTATGGAGTCATGGTAAGAACCTTCAGATGCGTTCTATGAATGATCAATTCAGCCATTTGACATTCAAACCAGTATTCCCTTGGTCAGTAGCTGTGGATTGTATACCGGAAACAAAAGCAGACGATGTACCTGATCCCAAACAAGCAGAGTTCTGGCCAAAGAGAAGGAGGAGAAGCAGATGATTAGGATTATACTTCACACGCAATGTGGATGTTCCAAAGTGATCACGAAAGGGGGTGTGTTCCAACCCAAAATAAATCCACCGGAAGTGTATTGTGAACCATTAGTGGATATGTTTGGGGATACACAGGTCAAAGATCCAGAGGAGCGTCCTTCATGCAAGGTACGTAGGTTCAGATTGTTCCAGTGGGATACAGCTAGTGAAACTGCAGAATATTATGAGGAGATAGCAAGTGCCACTACACCTTGACTACAGACCGCAGACGTTGGATGACATTGTTGGGAATGAAAGCACGGTTGCAGAACTACGGGCTATGCTTGGTCGCAAGAAAGGGATAGCTCATGCATACCTGTTCACTGGACCTAAAGGATGTGGTAAGACTACACTGGCGAGAATTGTCGGAGCTTCTCTTGGCGCAAAGGGAGTTGACTTTCACGAGCTTAACACAGCCGACTTCCGCGGGGTTGAAACAGCACGTGAGATTCGCGCACAAGTCAAACTCAAGCCAATCTTCTGCAAGAACAAAGTATACCTGCTTGACGAGTGCTTCGCTGAGCACACAGAAGTCAATACTAGAGACGGTGTCATAAGTATATCAAAAGTGGAACCGGGGCAATGTGTATCTTCAATAAGAGGAGAAGATGCCAGGGTGATGTCTGTCTTCAGGAACAATGTCATATTGGAACGAGTGGTCAAAGTAAGATTCAGCAATGGCAGAGTCTTGTTCACCACAAAAGAACATATGTTCTTGACACAGACGGGCTGGATCGAAGCGCAAAATTTAGTGAAGAATAATGCTTTACTCCCCTGCGTCATTTGTAATACAATGCAAGCCAATAATTTACAGACAGGGGAGGTAAGCAATGACAGTACGACGAAGAACAATCAAGTCATGCCCAATATGCGGGACGAAATTCAAGCTGAAAAAACAGACCCAAAAGACGTGTTCGAAGAAGTGTGCAAAGGCACAAAGAGACAGAGACCAAGGTCTGGGGCGAATGGTGACGTTTCAGTGTACGGAATGCGGGAGAAAAGTAACAAGAAAGAAATGTCGAGTAGACAGACAACCTCACAAACCAAAGTTTTGCAGTCAGCATTGTGTGGGGAAATGGAGAACGAAAGTCCCGTCAATTCGGGCAAAGATGTACACGAAGAAACGTGCACAAAAGCTATCACAAGCATTACGGAAATATGTGATGACAAGAAAGGGCAAAGAACACGCAAAAAGATCTTCCAGAAGAATGTTAAAGGAAAATCCGATGTCCGACCCGAAAACGGTAGAAAAGATGAGGTCAACGAAGAGGATGAATGGTACACTGAAAGGGTTCTCTGGAGAACAGGGAGGGAACGGAAAGATAACAGAGCCTCAAAGAGTACTGTCGATGGCTCTAGGTTGGCCTACGGAAGTGGCCATATCTCTGGGAACAAGGAAAAAGGGGTTCCCGACTTGTTACAAAGTGGACATAGGGTCAAAGAAGGATTTAATTGCCATAGAAGTAGACGGGAGAATGCACAGGACGAAAAAGATTATATCGAAAGATGTGAAAAAGACGAGAGCTTTGAACAAGTTAGGGTGGAAAGTGTTGAGATTTACCAACGAGGAAATAATGACAGATCTTTCGCGAGTGTTATCGGAGATAACGAAAGAAGTCGAGGCTTCGTAACATTTTATGATCTAGAAATAGAGGGGCACCCTTCTTATTTTGCCAATGGGTTTCTTGTTCATAATTGCCACAAGCTTACAGGGGACGCACAGGAAGCCTTGTTGAAATTGCTGGAGGATACACCCCGCCACACATTCTTCGTCCTCGCTACGACCAATCCAGGGAAGCTACGGCCTACTCTAAAACGGCGTTGCAGTCCCTACGTGGTCAAGCCTGTGAACGAGGAAACGATAGTAAAACATCTGAGGAGTATCGCAAAGAAGTATGGCAAGGATGTTCCCAAGTCCATCAGGGAACAGATAGCAGAAACCAGCGAAGGTTCTCTGGGTGTGGCACTCATGCTTATGGACAAGATAATCGACTTGCCCAAGAATGACATGAAGCAGGCTGTGAAGTTTGCTGAGGAAGAACAGTCAGGTGCTCACGAATTGTTCATACTGCTCATCAAGAAAAGACCATGGCGGCTGGTCGCTGATAAGATAAAGCAACTGCTTGAAGAGCACGAACCGGAAAGCATAAGACGTATCGTTCTAGCCTGTTGTAACACAGCCATGTTGAAAGGGAACGGGAGAGCATACAAAATCGCCGTGGCTTTCAGCGAACCCTACTATGACAGTGGGAAGACTGGTCTAACCCTTTCCTGCTTTGAAATTGTAAATAGCAAGTAGTCCTGCACGTATAATAATACAAGGGGGAACCTATGGGAAAAACAAAATACGATTACGAAGAAGAACTGTCAATTGACCCTTCAGCTCTGGATGTGGAATTGTTAATACAGCCCAACTTGTTCCTGAAATGGAGTAGGCTCTACCGTCGTGCAGAACGCAAGGTACGACAGGCAGAAGAAAAAGTAAAGGTGATGCGTTCCAAGCTGATCAACAAGGGGATCGCCAGACCAGGTTTGGTAAGCAAGAAGATTAAAGCGTCCGGCAAGGTTCCAACAGGACCGCAGTTGGAAGCATATTACAGGACACACCCTGATCATCTGGCGGCTAAGGATGAATTGGATAGGGCCATGTACGAGCGGGACATACTGTATGACGCGGTAACGGCGTTCAGGCAGAGGAAGGATGTGTTGAGGGATATGGTGCAACTCTGCAACCAAGAATACTTCGCCACACCATCTGTTCCGCGGGACTTGAGAAGGGAACTGGACAAACGAATGGAGAGGAGGGTAGATAGGAAGACAAAGGTTAGGAGGAAGAGGAAGTGACGAGAAACACAATAGGACTGGGTCTGTTGATAGTGGTTGGTAGTCTGTGGTTCCTCGTCCTACTAGACTGCGCAGCGCACATTATAGGGAAGGTAGTAGCAAGGTATAGAAGGGAGAAGACTGATGGCAAAGAAGAATAGTAAGAGTAAGAAACGTAGGCACGAATCCATGGCGGACACTGTCAGGGATGACGTGGCAAACATGGGAGGGGGCAAACCCTATCTCAAGTTGGATGATGAAGTGGAACTGTTCAAGCCCAAAGAAGGTAAGAACATTCTCACAATCATACCATACACGGTATCCAGTAAGAAGCATCCTCTTGCAAAGAAGGGGAAGCTCTTTTACTATAGACCTATCGGGGTGCATTACAACATCGGTCCGGGAGGCAAGGCGTTCTTGTGTCCTCGCTCTGTTGGCAAGTCATGTCCCGTCTGTGACTACCAGGAAAAGGTATACAATGATCCCAAGGGCAGTGAAGAATTGGCCAGGAAGCTCAGGGCCAAGGATCGGCAGTTGTTCAACATACAGAACAAGAAAGGTGAAATGCTGCTGTGGGATTACAGTTACCACCTGTTCGGCAAGCTGCTCAAGAAGTATATTGCTGACAATGATGAACTGGTAACGTTCGCGGACGTGGAAGGTGGTAAGACGCTTGTGGTATCCTTCGAGAAGAGGTCTGCTGGTAAGGGTAAGGATAAGCGCGAGTTCTTGGAGGCGTGGCAGATAAAGTTCAAGGACAGAGAGGACTTGGATGAAGAAGTGCTGGGAGAAGCACTTGACCTCGACACGCTGTTGATAGTACCCAAGGAAGGAGAACTGGAGAAGGCTCTGCGCGGAGGCGTTGACGATGACGAGGACGAGGACGAGGACGAGGACGAAGACGACTCCGACGAGGACGAAGAAGAGGAGGATGAGGACGACGAGGAAGAGGACGAGGACGAGGACGAGGACGAGGACGATGACGACGACGATGACGACGACGATGACGGTGATAGTGACGACGACGATGACGACGAAGTAGACGATGACGATGACGACGACGATGACGATGACGACGACGATGATGAGGACGAAGAAGAAGAAGAAGAAGAGGTGAAGAAGCCAAGGAAAAAGAAGAACACCAAGAAGGGTAAGAAGAAAAAGAGGTAACTGTATTCGCCGCTGGGGTGCTCCCGGGGAATTGGATCCCCCCGATATGGAGGCTTTTCGTTCGCCAGTTGCGAAGAGTACGGTTGCCCTTGCCGTCACCCCGGCACTAACTCAGGAATACATATGAAACGCAAGCGCACCAAGAAGAAAAAGTCCGTGGTTGATCAGATAGTAGAGCACGCAGAGAAACCTATCAAGGAATCTATACTTAAACCATCTATGATGCTCCCTACGGGATCTACCATGCTGAACCTAGCCTTGAGTGATATGTGGAGCGGTGGGTTCATGCTTGGTAAGATGGTAAACCTTATCGGAGACAAAGGGACAGGGAAGTCCTTTCTGGCTCACTCTTGTCTGGCAGAAGCGGCTCACAAAAAACGTTTCGCAGACTACAGGCTTATCCATGATGATGTTGAAGCTGCCATCGAATATGACATCAGATATCTTTTTGGGGCGAAGCTAGCCAAGAGGTTGGAGGTAGAACACAGCAAAACCATCAATGATTTTCAAGTTGGTGTGTGGAACAGGATAGAAGCAGAGGAGCCGTTTGTGTGGGTTGAGGATTCCTTTGATGGTCTCACCAGTGATGAAGAAATAGAACGCATGGTAAAACGCGCAAAGTCTGTGAATGCTGGTAAGACCGAAAAGGGAAAGGGATCATGGAAGACAGAAAAGGTACGGGGTTTCAGTGAGATGCTGCGTCTGATGATACAAGGGGTAGCAGAAGTGAATGGTCTGCTGTTGATAGTATCACAGGTTAGAGAGAATCTGACCAACATGCCTTTCCAGCCTCGGTACAGAAGGACAGGTGGAAAGTCCCTGGAACACAACGAAACTCACGAATTGTGGTTGGCTATTGTGGGGAAGCTTAGGAAAACAAAAGGTGGTCCAATCATAGGCGTGCAATGTCGTGTTAATGTGACCAAGAATAGGGTCACTGGCAAGGCTCGTAGTGTAGACTTCCCCATATACTATGACTACGGGATAGATGACGTTGGTTCCATAATAGATTGGCTGACCAGTGAAAACAGTAACAAGTATTGGAAGAAAACGTCCGGTAGGATAAAGGCTAAAGAACTGGACATGGAATACAAACGGGACAAACTGATAAGGGCAATTGAAGAAGATGGTTTGGAAGTGGATTTGCGCAAGGTAGCCCAAAAGGCGTGGGATAGAGTGGAAGAGGGTTTGCGCCTGAACAGGAAGAGGAAATACACATAAGGAGGAACAGACATGATAAAGCCGTGGACGTATGTAACTGTACCGAAGGACAAGCCGCTGTATATCAGACGCAAAGGACACCCCATAGGAGCGTCCTTGGTCAACACCATCAGCCCGACCGGCGTGATCGTAATGGTGTGCAACGATATGGAAACAGGAAACAAGACAGTACCCATGAAGATAACGTGGGCTGAACTGGCTGTCACCTGTGAGCAGTACAACGGTGAACCTTGCGGGGTCAAATCATAAGGAATAGAGATGACAACGCCGACACTCGTACTAGATTGCAACTTCTTGGGGTACACAGTACGATATACCATGGGAGGACTATCACACCATGATCTAGCTACAGGTGTCATCTTCGGTTTCTTATCCCGTGTGTTGACACTGGCACACAAGTTCCAGACAAGTAAGATAGTCTTTGCATGGGACAGTCGGAAGTCACACAGACGTCGTATCTTTGATGACTACAAAAAGAACCGGCGTGACAAGACAGAAGAGGAACGTGCTGAACTGGAAGTGATGCACACTCAGTTCAAGTTACTCCGCCGAAAGATACTACCGGCCATAGGATTCAGGAACGTGTTGATGCAAACAGGTATAGAAGCAGATGACCTGATAGCGAAAACAGTGTGGCACAGAGACGGTATGAACTTCATCATAGTGGCGTCTGACCAAGACCTGTATCAACTACTCCAATTCAACAACGTGCGAATGTACAATCCTAACAAACGCAAGATGATGACCAAGTCTAGGTTTGAGGAGGAGTATGGCATACGCCCGGAGCAGTGGATAAAGGTTAAGATGATAGCGGGGTGTCCCGGTGACAACGTACCCGGTATCAAAGGTGTTGGAGAAAAGACTGTAATCAAATACCTACGGGCTGAGTTACCCCATACAAAGAAATGGCGGGACATTGTAGACGGAAGCAATACAGACCTGTACGAACGTAATCTGAAATTGGTACAGCTACCATTCCGATCCACTCAGGATGTGATACTGTCACAGGATGAGTTTGATGTGAAGGAGTTCCAGCGTGTCTGTAAGAAGTATGGTATGCGATCGTTCCTGAAACCGTCGCGACTGTTGGAATGGAAACAACTGTTCAGTGGTATGTGGACCGGGGATAAAGAACCTGTAACAGAAGTGAAGCATAGGAGGTCAAGGAGGAGCAAATGATGTTGGGAATTGCCATAGGTATCTGGATGGTGATCATGCTGATGGTGGTGTTGATGGTCAGTGCTCAGATATGTAAGTGTCTGGAAAGTATACGCCTTGAACTCCATTCAATGAGACTGAACGTGGGTGACCTAGTCGAACACGAAATGCAGAAAGAAATAGATGACCTCAAAGCACAAGCGAACAAAGATAAGCCGACGTAAGACCTATCCAGACACCTGTTTTATGGGGGTCGATCCAGGATGGGGTGGAGCGTTCGCCATAGTAGACAGTACTGGTCACTTAGTGACCAGTATAAAGATGAAGGCAGCATCCCTCTTAGTGCCCGAAATTAAGGAGTATAAAGACTTAGTGCGTTTCGCTTTGATTGAATCTGTCCATTCAATGCCTAAGCAGGGGGTGTCCAGTACATTCAAGTTCGGAAGGGCCTATGGGATCATGGAAGGTGTAGTCGCCGCCATGCTGATACCCTACCAGTTGATCACTCCCGCCAAGTGGCAAGGGAAAATGCAATGCCGTACAAAAGGGGACAAGAGTATTACAAGGGAAGCGGCACGGAAGCTGTTCCCGGGTTATCACATAACAGACAAGACCGCGGACGCAATCCTTCTGGCTGAGTTGGCTAGAAGAGAAGCAAAGGAAATGGGGTGGATATGAGTTTGAAACATACGAAGTTCTACTGGCCTATTAGACTGAAACCGTTCCTGGATGCTCATTTGAATTTGGGGTTGGTGGAATTCAGAATCACTACATTAGGTGAGACAACGGATAACTTCACATATACGATTATAGGGATAGAAATTCGTATCTTGAAGTGGTGTACATGGTTCAAATTATATGAACCCTACAGATATTTGAAAGACCTATGCGAAGCACGAAAGGAACTAGGTTTACTCTACCGAAAAGTGGACGGTATGAAGAAACAGAAACTCCAATTGGAAGAAGAGCTTGTTGGGTTGAGGCTGGGAATCAAGGAAGAAAAAGAAAGACAGAATGATAACGGGTCTTCACATAACTAACTATCAGAGCCACAAAGATACCGGACTTGCTTTCTCCAAGGGAATCAACGCCATTGTAGGTGTGACTGATTCCGGCAAGTCTGGTATATTCCGCGCTTTGGATTGGGTGTGTAACAATAACCCTTCATCTGGATCCCCGTCTTGGTGGGCTGATGATGATATGCAAGTGGAACTCCAGCTAGATGATTGTCTGGTGGTACGAAAGAAAGGAAAGCAGAACCTATATGAACTATATACTCCCACAACGGAGGGTGAGCTTAGCGTTGAGCAGTTTAAGTCTTTTGGCCAAGGAGTCCCTGACGCCATACAGACTGCGATCAACCTGTCCCCGGTCAACTGGCAATCGCAGTTTGATTCGCACTTCCTCCTCTCCAATACACCAGGGGAAGTCGCACGACGGTTAAACGAAGTCGCACATCTGGAAGTCATAGACATAGGCACGGCAAACATCGCCAGTATGATCCGGCGAAACAATTCTGCTCTTACCCTGCTACAGGAAGAACTAGGAGAGGACAAGGAAGCGGTTGAAGCCTTCAGCTACTTGCCCAAACTAGAGAAGCTGGTGAACAGATATGAAACCGCAGAACAGAAGAAGCAGGTTATAGTAGAAGACCGTGAAGAAATACACCGTCTTGTTACTGGTATAAGGCTGAAGAAGAAAGAGTCAGCAAGGGCTAAAAGAATCCTTGGTGTAAAACCCAAACTGGAAGAACTGGTTAAACTGGCAGATACACAGGAGTTTGTAATGGAGAAAATGGTTCAGTTAGGGGGTGTGCTCCAAGAACTAGAACAGTTGAACAGACACATCACAGAACTGGAAGAGTTCACAGCTATGAAGAAGGTGAAACTAGCAGAGGCTATGCCTGATGAATGCCCATTGTGTGGACAGGAGATAAAGAATTGAGCAAACAAATTATCATTAAAGTCGATTCTTGTTTTGATTGTCCTTACTGCCAATCAGTGTACGAACATGGAGCTCATATTCCTGTCTGTGCCTATAAGGGTCTAAATCCTTGCTCACCGGCTATCTTTGACCCCATGGAAATAGATCCTAACTGTCCTTTACCAGAATGGGATAAGGATCTGGAACAGAAGGCAGAAAACTGGGATTGCTATCGTAACGAGGACGAAGAAGAGGTGATAGGATAAAATAATGATGATTACAGTTGTATTCATGATACACACATTCTTTCTACTTCTGGGACTCGTGTCGATAGCTGCCTCAGCAGGAATGTTTGACTAGGATAACCATAGGTACAAATGACTATTGACTTAATACTAACAGCCGATTGGCACCTTCGTGAGGACCAACCCCAATGTCGCACGGATGACTACTGGGAAGCACAGGAACAGGCTGTGGACTTCGTGCGGGAATTGGCCGGTGAATATGACTGTCCTGTAGTCATTGCCGGTGACGTGTTTGACAAGTGGAAAAGAACACATCGTCTGGTCAGTTGGGCGGCGACGCATATGCCTCCGGACGTGTATGCTATACCGGGGCAACATGACCTCCCATTCCACCGTATTACAGAAGCTCCTAGGATGGCCCTAAACGTGCTTTTTGACACTGGCAGGGTAAAACCCCTGTATACGGTTCAAACGTCCGCTGTAGGGCATCCTACGCGCATATATGGCTTCCCATATGGGGTGGAACTAGGCCCTTGCACGGATACAGGGTCCGGGCCTAATATCGCAGTATGTCACCAACTCGTCTGGCACAAGGTTAAACCATGGCCGGGATGCGAAGCTGGGACGGCTGTTAAACTGCTGAAGAAGATGAAAGGTTATGATCTTGTGGTGACAGGCGACAACCACATCCCATTCACGGTTAAACTGAAAAGCGGTCGGCGGTTAGTCAACCCCGGAAGTTTGATGCGGATGCGAGCAGACCAAGCTGACCACAAACCACGTGTCTATCTGTGGTGTGCAGAGGACAACAGCATAGAACCCGTGTACCTACCTATCAAGAAGGGTGTGGTTATACGGGAGCATATAGATCAAAAGGAAAAGCGTGAAGCGCGTATGAGCTCCTTTGTCACCCGGCTAAGCGAACAATGGGAGGTCGGCCTCTCCTTTGAAGATAATTTGAAGAAGTTCTACAGGGAGAACAAAACAAAGAAGCAAGTGAAGTCACTAATAGCGGAGGCATTGGAGAATGTCTGACCTAGCACAAGAACTTCTGGAACTGAAACGCATAGTACGCAAGGCTGAGGATGAACTGACTGAGAATAAGGGTGCTCTCAAACAGTTGAAGTCTCAACTGAAGTCCCGGTTCAAAGTCAAGACAACCAAGGAAGCCAAAGCACTGATGAACAAGTTGCAGAAAGAATATGACGAACTGGATAGTAAGGGTAAGAAGTTGGAGAAACAAATCCGTAACATACTGGAGGAAGAAGAATGATACCACAGGCACGCAATATGCAAGAAGCAGAACTACATTTCCTTAGCCACAGTGAGGGTAATCTTCTCTGTGTTGGCAAAGACGGGGCAGAACAAGAAGTCAACTGCTACCCGGACGCAGATAAGTTCTTTGCCGAACATGGGGAGTGTGACGTGTGAACTACCGACAGAAACTAGATCAACTCAAAGGCCAATACCAATCGGCATTGGAAACGGTTGAAGTTAAGACTGTTAAGATTAAGAAACTAAAACGAAAGGCCAAGTATCTTGAGGAATCACAACAGATCATCCAAGTGGTTGCCCAAAGGACTCAACAGGAACTCGAATACCAAGTGTCTGAACTTGTCAGCCTTGCTATGGAATCCACGTTCCCGAACCCATATAATCTCAAACTTGACTTCGTACCAAGACGAGGTAAAACAGAAGCGGACATTACGTTCCATAGGAAAGGGGTGTCAGAATCTGGGGTTCACCCTCTTACAGCTAGTGGAGGGGGTGCGTGCGATGTCGCAAGCCTTGCGCTCCGTTTCTCTGTCTGGTCACTGTCTGCACAAAAGTCTAGACCGATTTTCCTTCTTGATGAACCGTTCAAAAATATCAACGACCCGTCACGGGAGTTACACGAAAGTGCGGCCGAAATGCTGCGTGAGGTCTGCGATAAACTTGGGATTCAGATTATCGTAATCACGTTAATGCCAGAACTGATTGAAGTAGCAGACAAAACGTTCAGAGCAAAGAAGACCAAAAAGGGAGTCAGCAAGGTAAAGGAAGTGTGATGAGACAATCAAAAGTAAAAGAGTTGGGTCGTAAGGCACGTGAACTAACAAAGGAGGAACCACTACTATACGGAGTAATTAAGAATGTACTGAAGAAAGCATACAAAGAAACACAAAGGAGAAAAAGTGAAACAACTGCTATTCCTGGTAGTCGTAGGGATCGTGCTAACAAGAAACGTGAACGCAGAAACAAACGCGCCCTCTACCGAAGTCGTAGAAGAAGTCGCGACAGCCAAAACGCTGACCCCGGAAGAGGAGCTGAAGGTTCTCCGCAAGGCGAACAGGGAGCTCACAGAAAAGATAACCAAGATGGAAAAGGAACTGACGCGGGTTAAACGCAATCAAGCAGACTTGCAGAAGGGTATTACTGAGATTTACAAGAGGATGAGGGAAGCTCAGCGTAAGATCATTGATGCCGCGAGCTTGATAAACTATTGAGAGTGAACCATGGCCAAGCAAAGCCTATATGATGTACTCGGGGTGTCCCCAAAAGCATCTCAAAAGGAAATCCAGAAGGCATATCGGCAAAAGGCCCAAAAGCTACATCCAGACCATGCTGGAGGTGATCCTGCGGCGTTCAATGCCGTAGCAAAAGCGTACAAGGTACTGTCAAAGCCTGAGGCCCGTGAGAGGTATGATGAAACAGGCTGTGATACCGAACCTCGGTCCGAAGGTAAGATGTCCAATGCCGAAGAAGCCATGTGCTCTCTGTTCTTGGGTGTGATGCAGGAAACGTCAGAAGATAAGGTCTTAACCACAGACCTGATTGAGAAGTGTGTCAAAAGGGTGAGTGGTAACAGAGACAGACTCAAAAATGATCTCAAGTGGAAAAAGAAGCAGATAGCCACTTTGAAGAAAGCAGCTTCCAAGGTAGGTTTGAAGCGGGGACGTAAAGGTGACAATCTACTGGCCATGATAGTGATGGCTCAGATCAACAACCTGACCCGCGGAGTGGAAGCCTGTGAAGACAGCATACAACTTCAGAAGGAACTGCTAGAACTATTGGATGCCTACAAGTATGATGCTGACAAACCCAAAGAATGGCAACCTACTTTTGGGGTGAGGACAGGGGGGAGTTTGTTTAACTCCCCTCCAACGTCCTGACACTTGGGGATACTTATTCATCTGGTGTTTTGGGAGTCGTCACTTCAGAAGCACCTTCTCTGATAGCTCTTACTTCTGACCATGCTTTTGCGAAGTCCCCCAACAATCCTTTACTAGCCATCCACCCTGACCATACAAGAACAATCAGTACTATGGCAACGGCAACCCACGAAGGAAGCTCCAAAGGTGGGGCTTCCTTTCTGATAGGGATTTTGATAGTACCATTCCCGTGACCATTGGACCTCACTGCATCTGTTAGTATTAGCACATCCCCTCGCAGGGCCTTGACATTATGCTTGGTATCTGTGATGTCAGCGTGTAAGTCCCCTGTCAGTTCTATGGCTAGTTGTGCTCCTCTGTTGACCTTTTCACATGTCGCAGGAGAACACGTATCCTGTAAGGCATTATCCAACCCATTCACTGTGTCCGCAATTCTCTTCCTTTTCTTTGCGCGTTGTCTCTCAGCCACAGCACTTCGCTCTTCGTCGTCCAAAAGGATCTGTTGGGAAGCTGTCAGTGGTTCTTTGTCAGACATACCACACACCTCCTCCTTTGACGTGGGACCATTCCATTTCGTGATTAGCCATTGGGTTTCTCCTTTACGGTGCTACATCAACAAGCGTATTCGCTACACACCTTCATTCATCCAATCGTACTGTGACATGGTGTCAAGTTTGGCTGCTATCGCATCCACTGCCTGAGCGTTTGTGCGCTCCGACAGCCCCGCGTTGACTCGCAACGTATTGATCTCGTCAATGATGATTTGCACCACTGCGTCTAGTAGCAGCGGTCCGAATTTCCGATACAGTTCTGCACGTGTTGCCATAATTACTCCTTATTATTCCCAATCCACTACCATAAGTCCCAGCAACGAGTTGTTACTTAGATTTGGGTCACACTTGTATTCGACCACGCGATTCTCGTCACAGCAAACCGTCTGTGCGTATGTGACGATCACGCCCGACACCTGCACAGTCCATGCCGCCTCTACGTATGAACCTGTGGTTGCGTTGTTACGCAGTCGAAATTGCTGGCCCGCCGTATCGTCGATCACGGCCCCGTAAATAGTTACCTTGCGAGCACCCTGCGGCACAATAGCAGATAGGTCAAGATCGTGCCAACTGCTATCAAACGTAAAGTTCGTGTAGTCGAACTCCGACGCGCCGCCACGATACACCGGGCCGCTGAGCGTGTTGGTGGTCAGCACGCCACCAGCCTGCGTGATCTTGCAAAGGTCGCCGTCATTGCCGAAGCCGGTCCCGTTGCTCTGCCAGATTACGCAATGTCCTTCCGATGGGTCTGCTGGTTGTGCGCTACATTCCTTCAGGCTGAGGATACCACCGCCCGCGCCGGTCAGGGTTGTTACGCTGGCGTTCGCCGCGTTGGACGTAACGGTGATAAGATCGGTGAATGTCCCATTACCCTTGTTGTCACTTCCCAATGCCCATACACTCGCACCGACATCAGCCCGAAAACTGTTTTCCCCCGCCGTGGTATCCAGCCACTTAAACAAGGGGTCATCCCGTGAACTTTGTACGCCGTCACTTCCTGTTGCTCGCACGTAGGTATCAGCCAGCACATGCGCAAATGACCGGATGACCGTTGTCCCGAAAACACGATTGCCAGACACGTCGCCAGCAGCGTCGATATTGCGCCCGATATAAACATCCTTGTCCTCGTCAACCTTAAAGATGTCGGTGCCGTCTGCTTGCTCGACTAAGAGGCAATCCGCATTCCCCGCCATGGAATCCGGCACAACTATGCGCACGGCCGGA